AGTTTGCAGTTCTATACCATCTTCTATAGTCTGGCAAGCTTGAGCCGTTTTGACCGACTGTCGCCTGACTGATGTTTACAAATCCTGAACCGTCGGCATTTACTCTATTAACATCGCCACCGTTACCTAAACCAAAGTCGTGGAGAGGTACAGACACCATATTAGCACCGTTGCATTCTAGAACCAACGTGCCTGTTATTGCATTTCCAAAAGAGTTTGCTGAATATGCATTACCATTAGCTGTTGTAGAGTCGTTAACAATTCCACCGATATCAGTGCTTCCATTAAAAATTCCTCTTCTTTCGTCTACACCGGCCCCGACGGAATTTACCTGATAACTGCCGTTCCAGTCAACATTAGAAAGTGTCCCTGCTGGGAGGCCACCTGCAACTGAAGTATAGCCTCCTAATGCGTTAGATGCACCAAAACTAAGTTTGCCATTTTGGCCTGTATTGCTGCATGCTAAGTCATCAACATTAGGAGCTTCAGGTACGGCAGTTACACCCACTGCTGGGAATGTTACTGTGATATCATTTAAATCACCGGCCCAGTCTCCTCGAGCCTCTACCTTAAGAACAACCCGATCTCCGGCCTCGATAGAACCTGTACCAAAAGAAAAGTAATTTGTAGCGCCAGAAGCATCAACTGTGGGGTCTAGTGAACCTATTCTTCCTCCAGAGCCATCAGATGCTGTATTGTATGAAAAAGCTGTGCCTAGATCTAGGAACCCTGTTTTTCCAGGAATTTTTGCATGAACTCTAATTTTTCCAGAATCTAATGATGTCCCTAAAGGAACTATTGTTGTAGATGATCCTCTAATTGCCACTGAAAAGTCTCTTACAGTTGTGGCAGTTGAGTTCATAAAAGGTCTAAATAGATGGAGTACGTCTGTAGAAGCAACTGTGCTATAGTTTGGATTTCCATCATAAGAGTACCCATCACCAAAGTTTCCGCCGCCATTGTTGACAGATCTAAAGTCGCCTGGTGTAGTAAGTGCTGTTAAAGTGTTCTTAGGCGATTTAAGTTTTCCTTCAAAGAATTGTAATCCTTTGTGAGAAGAACCGGCATCGACTAGACTTGCTGTAACATCCCATTTGTTTGGATGTGCCGAGAAAGGATCTGACGGAACGTCAGACATAGCATTGTAAGCACCACTATTTACCCTTAAGAACTCTAAGTTGAATCCTTCATAAGTTCCGGTGCCATCAAAACTAGTGCTGTATATTAAGAATGGACTAGATGTAACCCCACCAGCGCTAGTTACATTTGACTTAAAGATATGTGCAACAGATAAATTTACGCCAATTGTATCTCCTGGCGTCATAGAAGTATCTGTTTCAAAAGTTCCTGTGACAGGAATAATGTTCAAGTAGCTATTTCCACTGCCATCTGTATTGGGAACTGTTTGTGAATCAATTGCACAATTTGTTGTGCCGAAAGATATCGTTTCATTTGTAAAGACATGATCGTAATAATTTTGAATGTCAGCATTGTAGTCACCACGCGCCCCGGTGGCATAAAGAATACCTGACTCATAAAATGATCCACCTAGTGTAATTCCTGTCTCATCTGTGGGCACTCTAGCATTTGCCACTGCAATATTATGACTTCCGGAAGGGTCTACTAGCCATTCAACATAATTTGTAGTTGTTGTGGTAGCTCCTACTTGATGCGTTACGACCGCATAGTTCCACCCATTGTGTTGTGTTCCTGAAGCTACTCTAAACTTACCTGTTCTGTTTTGGAACAGGCCAAATGCTTCACCATTTGCCTGATATGCACTTCCGGTCTGAGATAGATAAACAAAACCACTACCATGGGCATCGACCTGTGTGCCTGTCCCGGCACCTGGATTACCGGAACCTACTGATGAATCTGTTAAGTCCACAGATTGCACTACGGTACCGTTAACTGTCAACCTCAAGGTTCCATAATTTGCATTTCCAAAAGTACTTCCTGAATAGTTTATAATTCCATTTGCATATGAATTCTCATGAACATCAGAATTTAAATCACCTTCAAAGGTTGTTGTTGCATTAAAGATGCCTTGTCTTATATTAGAGCTGCCGGTAGTAATCTGATATAGGCTGTTATCGGCAACAGCTGAGAGATCTCCCAATGCTGAAACTGCTGTCATTCCGGGTGAGGAACCTATGGCTAGCTTGGCATTAATCCCTTTGTTTCCAGTACCTAGGTCATCTAAGTCTGGTGCAGGATTAGGTGAAAGATACTTTAAGACTTCGTTTATCTTATTAATAGCAAAACCGATCGGTGTTGTTGTATCAAATGATGAAAATAGTCCTGCCTCATAGGTTCCCATATTCGACGCGCCGATTGTCCCGGTAATAGCCGCAGTTCCACCCCCAAGATCCATAACTGATCCTAGCAAGTCTAGATTTAGCGTTGTAACACTTCCAGTTGAAACTGACCCGGAGAGAACTGTGATTCCATCACCTCCGCCGCCGCCGCCGCCTGAGCCCATAGCTGCCCAAGCACCGCCACTAGATTTAAACTCCATCGTCCCGGCATTGGATCTAACACCATAACCAGATGTACCGTCTGATGCACCAAAATTTAAATACTGTGTGCTACCATTAGAAGCATACATGTGAACATCAGAGCCAATAACTAGTTCATCACCTCCATAAAGATTTCCGGAAATTACGACGTCGCCACCAAATAATGCAGTGCCTTTTCTTCCTGAGTTTTTGGAGTTAATTGATCCTGAAACAAAGAAGTTAGTATCAGTAAAAGTCGCTTCGTTAGCACTAGTTGCACCAGAATTGGCTCCGGATAAGATCAATACTTGGGAACCGCTTATAAATACCGACCCGACTGCGTCTAGATCTATGCCACCCGCTGTATCTAGATGTATAGAGTCTGTGTCTGTTGACTCTACATCCACATGGAATTTCTTACCACTAGAAGCATTTAGATCAAGTAAAATACCGCCGGCGGCAGATTTTAATTCTATAGAGTCAGCGTCAGTCGCTGTGTCGGCTTCAATAAGAACTTTACCGTAACTGTTAGCACCGCCGGCTGTCAGACGTATACCACCATCATCGGATGTCAACCAAATGGACTGAGCATTTGTAGACGCATCAACAGCAACATAGAAAGATGGGTTTGTTGTAACAGTACCGGCAACTTGAATATCATATCCTCTTCCACCTACATAAGTTGAAACTCCACCGGTTGATTGTGCTGTAACAAGATCATAGCCTGCGTCTGTATGAATAACACCTTTATTTGCAGAAAACTGTATAGCTCTGTCTGTACTAGAGGCTGATATTTTGTCCGACCGAAGCTCAATCATCGGATTAGTTGTGCCATCATCCCCGGAAGCACCAATGTAAACAGGAGCAGCTTCGGATGTTGATCCACTCACATAGAGGCCACCGGAAACAATTAAGTCTCCACCAAATAAACTAGCTCCCCTATTAGCAGTAACTCTAGAACCAATAGCTCCAGATACATAAAATGCTACATCAACACCTGAAGCTTCATCAGCAGAACCAGATGCCCCCCCTGAAAGAATTAAAATTTGTCGATGGGGTTTGATGATAAGTTTTTGTTCAGCAACATCAGTGGAAGCCGGGCCGCGGGTCAGAAACCTCATTTCCATAGGCATTTGCTCTTCACCTACAGTTCCACTAATTTCTACTTCAATTTTTGCACCTGTCTCTGTAGTAGTTGCTGTGTCATACCCTACGAAGAAGAAGTTTGCTACTCGATCGCCATCCTGAGCGGCTGCTTGAGCAGCTCCGTAAGATCCTCGGCCCTTGTATAACAAAATGTCCGGACCCTTAGATGAAAAACCTCCGGCGCCGAACTGTCTGATATCAATCCCTGGCCCAGGATTGTTGTCATTACCCCAGATTGAAAGAATAGAAGTTGTATCTGTTGCTTCGTGTGGGCCAATTGTAACCTTTCCTTCAGCATTGTCTCCAATTGTTACAAAAGGATACTGACCGTTCACTCCAAATTTTGATACGGAAGTAGATGCATTGTTGTTAACATGGATGCCGGACACGACACGTAGTGTACCTGTAACGCTCAACGAACCTGTTGTTGATATGTGTCCAGCAGGTCCCATACCACCGCCAGGCAAAAATCCGGCAGACCCTGTTGCCCAACCAACTACTGAAGCTCCTGAACCTCCACCTCCGGACGGAGATGAACCCTCAGTAGTTAAGTTTCCGGAAATATGAACATCTCCACCAAAAACAGCAGTCCCTCTGTGAGAAGTACTATTTTTATTGCCTATAGACCCAGAAACCCAGAAGTTTGTATCTTGAAATGTTCCCGGGTCTGGAGAGGTTGCACCAGATGCCGATGAAGAAGACAAAAATAAGATAGAACTTTGTCCTTCTGAGACTGTAGATGCAGAATAAATTAATACGTTCTTTAATCTGGTTGGACTTTGCCATCGATCTCTATCAACAATTGAATATTGACTGCTTCCTCCATCATTTAAGAAATTCCAAAGACCTCCACCGGACGATGAAGATGTATACATAATTGTCGCTTGGGCAGACTCTTCAGCAGCTGTCCCTCCAGCGATGCTAAAGTTAACACGAGGCATTTGACTAGAAGATCCAGACAATTCTACTGTCGGAAAATGCACATTATTATAAAGCCTTATAAAGCCTTTGTCGGTACCACCACCAATTGCGTATATCGATCCACTAGTAGCTGTATCTCCACCAAAAACTGTAGTTCCTCTGTCACTAGTTCCACGAGAGTTAATAGCACCAGATACATAAAATGCTACATCATTTCCTGATGATTCATCATATGATGTAGCACCACCTCCGGACAGTATTAATACTTGATCTTTACTAGCACTAACTACGAATACATTATCTCTAGTGTCACCATCTATGCGAAAGTCTTTTGGCTGGTTTGCTGGATTAAAATGCGCATAGCCTCGAGTAAAGTAAGCTGTGGCAACTCCATCATTTGCAAATGATATTTCACCAGCATGTTTGCCATTGCCGGCCACATCGCTGTCGTTAAACTGAATGTATGTGTCGGTATTATCTTTTGTCGCTATTCTAGAGTATCCGGCAGTGCCGTCCATCAAAATAGTCGGATTTGATGTGAAAGGATACGTGCTATTTCCTACAACAAGACCTCCGGATATAACTGTATCTCCTAAGAAAACAGCAGTTCCTGCTGTTGACGTACCTCTAGAAGATACTGTTCCGGAGACATAAAAATTAACATCATCACCTGCTGCTGAAATAGCTCCTGAGCCGGTTCCAAAATAATGCCTAGTGTGCTTATTTGTAACTAGCTCGAGCCCAGGGCCAGATTCTTCGCCGTCATAGTGTGTAAATCTAAAAGTCCCTGTGTCACCGTCAATTGTGAATATAGGGCCGCTCCCGGCGTTATCAATATCACCTATAGATATATCACATGTGGTTCCAGCTGGGTCCATACCCCCAGTTAGAAAAGTATTGTCTTTAGCGACGAGCGAAATTGTGTCAGGGGTAAATTTTATGTAAGTGTTTGTGTCGCCTCGATGAATAACTTTTTCATCGACACTAATATCACCAGCGACTTCTAAGCCTGATTCAAAAAGGCTTGTACCTGAAACCAATAGATTACCTGAAGCTACTAGATCACCGCCAAACACCGCAGTGCCTTTCGTACTAGTGCCTCTAGATCCTACTGCACCTGAAACAAAAAAGCTTGTATCAGTATAACCCCACTCATCCGGAGAAGCAGCTGAAGAATTAGCCCCAGACCCTATATAAAATTTAGGATCGTCTCTATCGATTCTTAACTTTGGAATCTGCGGATTACTGGGGTTAGTCGACTCTAGGAAAAACTCGTTGTCGGTGCCATCATAACGAAATCTAAAACCCCATACATTGCTGTCTTCGAAATGAGTATCAGCGCCGGCGTAGTTCTGGACTTCTATAAATTGAAGTAAAACATCTTTGTTCTGCCCGGCTTTTATAGATGCTGTGACGTTCTGTGCAGGATGCCGAACTCCGCCAGGTCCGATACTGTGGCTGGTACCATATGCATTTAAGCTTCGAGATACAAAAAGCGCACCCGAAACAAACATAGAGCCGGTAATGTTGCCATCAACCTCTATAACAGAGTGCTCAGCAAAGAGCGTTCCTGATACTACAACATCTCCACCAAATAGAGTAACATTGTCTCTAGGGCCACTTCTAACACCAGAAAGGCCAGTAGGATCTGTTTTTGACCCTGAGATAAAAATAAAAACGTCAGATCCTACATTCGTCAGAACGTCGTTTGCCAAACCACCCGCAAAACTACCGCCTGTATTACTAGCGCTATAAATTAGTAGGGATGGCTGCCCGCTATCACTTCTAGAAGCAATTAGCTTCGAAGCTCTTATTTGTCTGGTTTGAAAATCTCTTATGCTCATCGCGTTCCTCTAAACTATCCTGTAAATGTAGCCTCAGCCACCATCACAATCTGAAAAGCTACATCCGAACTACCTCCGAAATCTCCTAGAAGCGCAGTGCATGATCCTGTCATCTGGAGTTCGGTACCGTTCCATACATTTTCGTATGCAAGAGAACCTGAAACAGAGGTACAATAAAAAAGTGGTAGGTGATCGCCATCTCCGCCGTCTACTTCAAGTGTGGCACCTTGAAATACAGGTTGTCCTGAGGGCAATAGCTTTGGTGTTAATGTAGTATCTAGTGATCCATCTTTAGGGTCGGATGCCGCAACAAAAGTATCGTCTCCGATATCCTCGGGCTGTACTCTTTGTGTATTTATTATAAAGTTTCTTAGTCTCACTAGTCCAACCTTATCGCTACAACATCAACTTGTCCTGTGAATTTTGCGCTAGCTTTGATAGTAACTTGATTTCTATCTAGTGTATTGCCATCAACAGCCAAAGACACCATGGCACTTCCATCCGAAGTTGCAGCAGTTTCTCTTGGCATGGCAACAACATTATAATTTGCATCCGGAAATGCTGCTTCAAAAGTAAATGTTTTTTCGCTCTCGTTATTAAACTGTAGAGTTCCTAGCTCTATAGCTAGCGCAGAGGTGCCCATATAGGTCGGCCGTTTCGGTGCTTTGACAAATGGGTACCTCTTTGAAAAACGGTTTCTATCAATTAATCTTCCACGTAAACTGCTCACTTTTTCACCTCCGTAACTAAGTATCGAAGATTAGAGCACCTTGCTAGCGTATGTTGCAATAGAAGATCGTTCTCCTCTACAAAGATGTACATGTGCGCTCAAATCACTTGTTTTAAACTTTTCAATAACTATAGCCAATCCATTGGATCTTTTGTCGATATAAGGTGTATCTATTTGATCTGTATCACCCATAAGTACCACTTTTGAGTTTTCACCTATTCTTGTAATGATTGTTTTTAGTTCATGAATTGTAGCATTTTGTGCCTCATCCACAATTAAAAAGCTGTTATTAAACGTTCTGCCTCTAATAAAAGACAAAGGTGCAATCTCAATTTGACCTTTTTCTAACATTAATTCAAAGTAAGTTCTATCTTTGAAGTGGTGCTTAAAGTTATCCAAAAGAGGTGACATCCATGGGGCCATTTTTTCATTAACATCCCCGGGCAGATAGCCGATATCTCTACCAACTGGCTCAATACTTCTAGTTACGACAATTCTTTCATAAGTCTTGTCATATAAAGCATCAATCCCTGACATCAAGGCAAGAAAAGTTTTCCCCGAACCGGCCAAGCCCGTAAGTGTTACTAGAGGTATGTCTGCTGAGTTTAAGGCATGCCAGGCAAATTTTTGCTCTTTGTTTCGAGGCGTAACACCGGTTTCTGACTGACCAAAAGAATTAAGTGTGCATAAATCTTTTCCCGTATAAACAGCCAATGCAGATTTACCCATACTCGAGCCTTTGCAAACGACGTAGGTGTTCGGATGAAGCTCATAATCAGATTCTTCTATGTCACATGATCCGTTTTCATAAAGAAGATTAATTTTTTCATCACTTAAATAGAGTTCATCCACGCCATCAAAATTATCATCAACATCGTCGATATAATCTTTGTAATAATCTTCAGCAAGAATCCCTAAGGCATCACATTTTACCCGTAGATTAATGTCTTTAGTTATTACTTTTACTTCTTTTTTCGGAAAAGACTTTTTTAAGTCTAGTGCTGCAGCAATAATCATATTATCGCCGCGAGTTGGATCTAAATGATCTTTAGGGTCTAACTTAGGAGTAGACGCAGTCACTTTTATGGTTTGATCTGTGTTTTCATCTATTAGTACACCTTGATCTAACCTTCCTTTACTTCTTAAGTCATCTAAAAATCTATTGACATATCTTGCTGACTCTCCTAGCAAGCCTGGTTTTTCTTTAAACCTATCAAGCTCATCTAAAACAATTAGCGGTAAAACAACGTCATTTCCAGGAAAGGAATGGACTGATGCTTTGTCATAAAGCAACACTGAAGTGTCTATTACTAGTAATTTTCTTTTGCTCATATTGTAAAGTCTCGCCTCCTATAATAGATTGTATCTGTAAGGTAAATTCTTTTAAACATGCAAAACGATAAAGACACAGAAAAATGCTATAATCTCGTACAAGACGCAAAGACACCTTGTTCAAAGTCAAGTTGCCGTCATTTTTTAAATGCTGAATCTGACTTAAATTGTTCGATAATTGCGGCACAAGACGGCCCAAAGACTTTGCAAGAAATTGGTGACTACTACGGAATATCAAGAATGAGAGTGTGCCAGATTGAAAAGTCAATCTTAAAAAAGCTTCGAAAAGACTCAAAGCCCATCTCTGATTTTGATCCATTATCCGGCCAGTAGACAAATTGCTATAAGGCCTGGGATTCTTTCTCTTACGTAAACACCTGAGAAAAGTGCATTTGTTCGTCCGCCAACATAGCTAAATGCAGCTTCCAAATTTTTGCTTACGGCCGGGTCACCAGCCATGGCTGAAGAAGCTACAAGCATTAATGCTCCTGTTTCACACCTATTTTTAGGAGGAGGACATGGAGAATTTGATATACAGCCTTGTAGGACAGCCGCACCGAGATCTCTTCTATTTGTATCTTTAATAACTTTGCTACCAACAACAATACGCCCATCAGTGCTTAGGCATTTTTCTAAATCTTTTGAATCAAATGCCTGAATATCTGAGTGGGTATTTGCTAGTTTGAATACTTGTGCTAGTAATTTTGCAAAGTTTTTGTTTGCTACTGGGTATAGATTAAGCATTCCAACTTTGTTTCTAAGAAGCTGTAGTTGTCTTTCGTTGTCAATAATAATGTGAGGATGTGATGATACATCACTTACAATTGACTGATAGTTTCTTTCAATGGTTGTATTTAAGAGTTCTTGTGAGCTAGGTTGGGAAACAATATAGACAACTTTTCCTGATGCACCGACTGTTTTAAGATGTCTAGAAAGTGCATCGTGTAAGACAGGGCATGCTGATCCTGTTCCACCACCACCGCCGGCCAGAACAAAAATCCAGTCAGGAGCACCAAGCCGCGCGCGAACAGCATCTTCAACCATTGCGCTGTTTTCCTCTAAAATCTTCTTGCCGAGATCTACATCTTTTCCTACACCATCAGCCCCTGGAACCAAAAGAAAGTGATCTGCAGGTACACCGTCAGGCTGATCCTTGACTGTTGTGTTAACTAATAGTGTCTTGTTGAATCCTGCATCTAGAAAAGCCTTGGCCAATTTTCCGCCTCCGCCGCCGACGCCAATAAAGGCACAGTTAATAGCCGAATCAGCTGTATTTTCCGGGAGTGCTTGCTCATCTAACGCTTCTTCATCATCGTCAAATGCGTCTACAAAATCAAATTCATCATCCGCACCGGTACCAATTTCGTTGATATAGGTGTCATCTTTTTCTTTATTTTCTTCGTTCATAAAAACCACCTCACGTCTTTAAATATCACTTAGCAAGCGTTGGTGGAAGCGGCGGGAATCGAACCCGCGTCCAAAATGCTCAGCATATCAGGTCATTCACAAGTTTAGTCAGCTTATTCCCAAACTAACAAGGTATCTCGAAAAACCACCCATCCTTATCGAGAATCAGGATCTCACCTATTTCTAGGAACCATTTTTGATCTTGTTTATTTCGGTGGGATCAACCACTTATCCAGCTTTGATAACAAGGTTGCTGGAAACCCCGGATTAAGCAGCTAAGGCGTAATCGTACTCAACATTATCGTTGGCATTTAAAATTTGCAACACTATCAATCCATGTGTTACCGTTGGATACTTGCACCATCAAGGCGTTACACCCTGTCGAAACCTTTTCGCCCCCAATTTACTTGCCTTCTTTTCTAGACTTATCCTCCTCAATAGTAAGCTTAACAAGATCTGATGCTTTATTTTTAAGAAGTCTTAGACCTCTACGGGCTCTTACACCTGCCGAATTGTTTCCGTTTGCATTTTTTACTACATCTAGATCAAGAGATTCTACTAAGACTTTGATCTCATTCCACTGTTCCATAACTGATGAAGCCATTATATCCTCCTTAAGACTATATTGTTATTTTTGGCTCGACAACTGAAGATTCTTCCTCATTGTCTATCAAGTTAGCAATTCCTAACATTAGGTCTCTATTTTCAAGCTCTAGAGACAAGAGCTTTATTAGCTTTTTTATTTGATGCTGATTTACACCAAAATTTAAGATTTCGTTAACTATCTCTCTGCACTTTGCCGACTCTAATATTGTTGCCTCTTCTTTTGTAGCACCGTATTTTTTTACTTTTTTCATACTGAATTCCTTAGTGTGTAAGACTCTACTCTAAACTTTACATCTGAGATAAATCTCACCAGTTTGCCTTGAATATAATCGTCTAGCTCTTCTCTAGATAAAATGATGTAGTCTTCCCATATCTTGTTTTCTAGAATAAATTGTGCATGCTCAAAATCAGGCAATTCTCTATCGTAAGACTGCAACAACTCAAAAAGTTCACCAGGTAAAGAATATTTGATATCTTCAATAGATAGCTGTGACTTAACTTCGTCTTTTCCTGTTAAGATCTCAGACTTGCAAATATCAATAATCTTGTGAGCTGCACCGCAATTATTACACTCAGCAAACTTAGACTCAATTGTGTCACTTTGCATATCAACAACAGAGAAGACAACAAACTGGTGAAATACCGGATCTTTGCTATTTCTATATTGGGGAAGTATGCAGTGACACTGAACTAAGTGTTTTATGCCTTTGTATCTACGAGAATTTTCCTCGCTATTTTCCAAGCTCATTTGTCACTCTATCTAAGAGAGAGTCAGTTTGAGAATCAATATACGCATTAACATTTACGCTAAGATCACGACATACTGATTCCTCTACACCTGCAGACACTAGTTTTTCAGCTAGCATCTCAGTGATTCTTTCCTTGACTACAGTTTGTGTGTCTAGAATTGTTCTACATACATTAGTTGTGGTTGACATTTTTAAACCTCCGTTCTATATAAGATATTACAGTCGTGTGCAATAGTAAATTATTTAATGCCAGGGATGATTGCATTTCCCATGTTTTCTATAATATCACTGCATGCATCAGCCGATTTTTTTCCAATCACTGCTGCACTTACTGATACTCTGGGAAGTTTTATAGGATGTTTTTCATCGAGCTGTCTAAAGCATTCATCACTAAGGAGGCCCCATTTAGCCACTCCAGTGCATGCTTGAAGGGTTATTCTTATTCTGTCTTCAATCAAACCGGCCATTTTTGACATATGATTAGGGATTTTTACTTCTATGTGTCTTGCTTCACCAATATCGTTTTGAATAGAAATTGCCTGAGCAGAAATATAAACAGACTCAACTATTTCAAATTCTTCTAGAGTCTTAGAAGATATCACATCTCCTTTTTCTCTAGCTACGCAACTGAGATTAATTCGATCACAAGCTTCAAGTGCAGTCATTTCACTGTCATCAGACCAACGTGATACTATGAACGGAATAACTCTAAGTCTATTCTCTTTCCAGTTTTCTGAAAGAGTATTGACAACATCTGGGTGAAATCCTAATGCGCATATGACAACGCTAGCTCTATTTTCAGAAGATCCCTGGAGTATTGCATCAACTTCCCCCAAAGACTCAATAATGCCATCTACACAAACAATATATGGTAGCTCTAGCTTATGAACTCTTTGTTGGAATATTGGGTGTACATGCCCGGGAATATTAACAGCATCAACTGCCTCTAAAACAAAGTTTTTATTATTGGAAATATCAAATCTAATAGAACTACCTAATGCACCCATATTCAATAGCGACAGAGTTACATTACACAAAAGACCATCACCTAGATAGTAACGAACTGTCTCTTCTATATCCTCCATAGATGCCCTAAAAGAAGTACTTTTATTATGATATGCATCTTTATGTAGAAGAGATAGCAAACAAATAATGCCAGAGCCTATCTGTTTGTTCTCTGATGAAAGGATCGCATCAACTATGATGTTTCGTATGGATAGATCAACAAGGTCTTTCTGTGACCACTCTGATAGCACTCTTACCAGATCAGCTGGCTTCGTATTGGCAACCCTCTCACCGTAATTAAATACTAGTGTGCCTCGATCCATCTTGAGATAAAGAGATGCTAGTTCTTTAAGAAGTGATCGATATCTTTTCCTAATATCGTCACCGGAAATCGTCGATGTATGCATGTCTGTACTCTGATTACTGTACAGTTCCGCCCTTTTTCTTTTTCTCACCGGTAAAAGCTCCTAGAAGTGTAGCAATTGCCTCACCTAGCTCTTCACCTGATGAGTCCATATTTTCTAATAACTTTTGCTTAGCTTCTAGTTCTTGATTCGCATGCTGAATTGAAATGGCTGATCTAAAAATTCCGCCTAAAAAGCCTAAAATTAACAAGGCTAAACCTAATCCAAAGTAACTGTGGGTCATTAAGTAAGTTCCGCAAATTAGAAGAACTTCAGGATGGCCAAAATTTGCACTTTTCATTAACTGTCTCTCCAAAGATTGTTTGATGCATATGCTAAAATTTCTTCAGCACTGTCTGCTGTATAACCATACTCATCAATCATCGTTTTTATCATGTCACTGTGCTTCTTTTGTTGTTCATCATCCCTTGTCTTAGACTTAGTAACAATTCTGGCCATATCTTTAACAGAATTGATTAAGTAGCTTTCGATAGCTTCTTTAAGTGGCTCGTAAGATTGGTAGTCGACCTTTTCGCCGCGACGCATCTTTGCGAACATGTAGGCAGTAACGTCACTTCTAAATCCTTCTTTGGCAGAGCCAGTAATTCCTATTTGCTCCTCTATTGATCGCATAAAGTTCTCATCAGGCTCCCTCTCCTCTTTGGTTACTCTATCTTTAAGATTTTGTCGAGTTGTAAAAGCCTCGGCATTGTCTAGATAAGTGTCAAATAGAGACTGTGCCTGTTCTTCGTATGCACTTACAAATGCTTTTGCGATTTCTGTTTCCAGGATTCTTAAGTACTCTTCTCTTACGATTTTTTGAATAATCTCCAAACAAGATTGTTTAAACTCTTCATCTACAATTTGATCCTTTACCATTCTAGAAAGTGATTCAATTACAGATACCGGTGTAATCATATCTTTGTCCGAGTTTGTAAGTGCCATGTCTAAAGACTTTGCAATAAACCTTGTTGATATTCCGGACATTCCTTCATATCGGGCTTCTTCTCTTAAGTCTTTGATATCAATCCTTTTTACTCTTCCTTTTTCTATGACTTCTTCGCCATTGTAGATTTTCATTTTTGTTAATAGGTCACATTTTTGAGAGGGCTTAAGCCTAGACATGATACTGAACATTGATGCGACTTTAAGCGTATGAGGTGCAATATGATGCTCAAAGTCTGACTGCTTAAGCATTTTTTCATAGATTTTGACTTCCTGATCTAGTTCTAGGCAGTATGGTACATTAATTTTTACAACTCGGTCTAAGATTGCTTCGTTTGTATGTTCACTTTGAAATCGATTCCATTCTGATTCATTGCAGTGTGCTAATATCACACCATCAAAGTGAAGCATATCACTCTTACCAGGAGAAGGTATTCTCTTTTCTTGTGTAGCTGTAATAATTGTATGTAGAAACTCGATCTCATTTTTAAAGACTTCAACTAGCTCTACAATACCTCTATTGCCTACATTAAATGCACCATTAAGTGAGAGTGCTCGAGGATCATCTTCTGTAAAACGATCAAGTTTTGATATATCAATGCTTCCAATAAGAACAGAAACGTCTTGACTATTCGCATCCATAGGAGGAACAGAAGCAATACCTCTGCGACCTCTTTGTGAAAAGCTAGACTCTACAACAGGAAAGTCTTCATATTTTCCATCTAGATCATTAAGAAGCTTGTATCTTGCAATAGGACTAATATCACCTTCAATAGCAACACCTAGCTTCTTTGTAAATGTATTTCTTAGACTTCGAGGTACTAGCTGTAAGGGCTCACCTCTCTGAGGATCATCTTTTAAGTGATAAAACTTTTCACCGTTTAGTGATTTTTTAATATGCTCTGTTAATGCACTTTTTCCTGCACCGACTGGGCCCATTAAGAGTAGAACCTGCTTGCTCTCTTCACCTTTGTATGCAGCGGATTTTAAAAAGCTCATGAGCTTGCCAATTACCCGCTCCATACCAAAGAATTCTTCTTTGAAATAGTCGTAAATCTTTATACTATCGTTATCAAAGATTTTTTTCTTTCTAGCATCCGAGTCAGGCATATTTTCAACACCGTGTGACACTATAGAATTGTACAGTCGCTTATGTGCACTCTTGACAATTTCTGGATCTTCTTTGACCATCTCTACATAGTCAAGAAAAGTACCGTCAAACTTCTTCTTGGCTGCCCCTTTACGGCGCTGCTTTTCAATTTCTTTTAATAGTTCGTCTCTTACACTCATGTTTATATTCTACTCCGCAAGCGTTAATGTGTGTACTAATATAACTAGATTTCCCATAGCTCTTCTTCTAGAATAGTGTACATTTTTGCACCTTCTGGCCAAAGTGTATTAATGTGATTGACAACGTTTTCAGCATGTCCTAAGTCTAAGTCTCTTCCGTCATGCTCATGTCGAAGAACTAGAAATCCTCCTTCAAGCTCATCAACGTAGATAACCGGTATACCATTAGTACCAATATTAGTAATTAAGCTGGACTTTACATTTTCCCAACCATCATCGTCATATATTTCGTCAATTGTAATACCGGGCTTTCCTTTATCTGAAAATGAGAATAGCCCTAAATCTTCACACAATTCTCTGGTTAAATACTGTCTAATAAAAGAAACATCGTGCCCTGTTTCTCTTGCGACAAAACATTCATTAATACCGAATCTTTCTTCGATATCTTTAAAAATAACAAAACCCATATGGTATGGGTTAAGACCTCCAACATGGGGTCGAATAACTTGATTGTGCATCTTAATAAATGGGAGATGCATATCAGAATCAAGGTTTAGCTCATGTAACAAAGTGTAGTGCCAATAGGATGCCCAACCTTCGTTCATAATTTTTGTTTGTATTTGAGGTATAAAATAGCGTGCCTCATCTCTGACAATTTCAATAATATCTTTCTTCCACTCTGGAAGGTTGCCGTACTCAGAAATAAACCCTAAAATATCATAGTCGGGCTCTAATGGTACTCGATTAATATCAAAATTTTCGTATTCACCCTCGTCATCTTTTTTAATCTTTTTAGAATATTTCTTAACTAGATCATCTTTTGATAATCTCTTTTGACCATAACGATAAGTTTGAAAAGATATGGCATGTGCGGCATCCAATACTTCTTCAACTTCTTCAATCCCTATAGTGGGATCTTCCACATAAGACTGAATTCTTTTTTTTGCATTTCTAAAGCGCGGCACAACAGAGTCGGGTCGTGTCTGACTAAACATGCGATTATTTTTAAAGAAATCGGAGTGTCCTACACAGTGTGCCATAATAAGAATCTGAAGATAGAGTGGGTTCTCCCTCATAAGATAAGCAATAGAAGGGTTAGAGTTTATTATTAACTCATAAGGCAACCCTTCCATTCCCATATTGTACATTGTGTGAGTTCTTTCAAATGCTTTTCCATACGACCAATGACCGTAATGCGTTGGCATGCCGTGATATGACATATGGCCGATCATACTAAAGTAGTCACATACTTCGTAAGATATCGGAAACCAATCTAGTCCTCTTTTGAGGGCCAGTTCGCATATTTTGTCATCCCATTCTTTTAATGTTTCAAAATCCCAATCCATTTTTCTACCTTAACGTGACACAATTATTCTTTTTTTGCCTCTACCGCCAAATAATCGCTTAAAAGAAGGCCATATATCACTTTTACTTGTAATAGAGACAATCTTCATTTTTTTACTAGCAATAGGCTCATAGACTTTCGAAAGTCTAGAGTCATCAAACCAACCGCCGTTGTCGTTGTCTGCGCCGGGTATTATTTCACAATAGCCAAAAAGCTGAGAAACGTCTCTGATAGCTTCAGCTGCAGCTAAAGTTTTTGAAGTATCCTCAGGCCAATTGTCACCATCAGAACATTGAAAACAATAAATGTTCCAACTATTTGGATGAAATCTTTTTGAAATAATGTCCCTCACCATCTCTAACCCACTTGAAACTAATGTTCCTCCGCTATTGCCTCTATTAAAAAATTGTTCTTCATTTACTTCATATGCATTTGTATCATGAGAAACAAATACTATTTCTGTATGTTCATACTTTGATCGAATAAAATGGTATAGCAAGAAGTAGAAACTCCTAGCAATAAACTTTTTTTGCTTTGTCATTGATCCTGAAATATCCATCACAAAGAATATCACAGCATTGGAGCATTCTTTTTTCGCCGGCTTAAAATGTCTATAGATCAGATCATTTTCGTGAAAGGGAAAATTTTCGTCTTCGTTGATAGTGCTAATTCTTTCTGATGCTTTCTTTCTTTTAATTCTTTGTATAGCTGACTTCTTCTTATCCAGCCTAGGCTTTATGCCTTCTTTTCTATAGCCTTTTCTTTTTATTTTTTCTGACATCACCTTTTTTAGTGATTTCTTTTCAAGATCAGGTAGTTGTAGGTCATCAAAAAGATAGTGTGCCAACTCTTCTAGAGTTATTTCTACATCGTAGTATTCTTCACCGGGATCATTACCAGGCTTATTAGGTTCTCCTTTTGCCTTTTGTTTATTGTCACCGATTTTTTGCCCTCTTTTAATATCAGCACCTGGAGCAGATCCTACTTTTTTATTGTTTTCATTGTCACCGTAGACAAATCGATACTCTTTAATTCCTCTAACAGGAATTTTTATTTTCTTTTTGCCGTCTTGACCAATGATGCTCTCATCAGCAACAATATCATGAATGCCATCTTTAATGGCTTTTTCTATTTTTTGCTTATGGCGCCTTCTATCCGAAGCAGACCTATCAGCAATAGTTTTGTGTTCTGTAAATGTTGACATTAGTGATAACCCGTAACATCTTTTACCCATTTCATACACGGGCGCAAATAAGGATGAAGACAAGTAGAGGCATCGTCTAAGGTTTTCCAGTGTGCTGAATGATGTTCATATTCTCCGGTTTGCGGATTCGGCAATATTGTAGGTTCTTGCTTTGTAGAAGCTAGAAAGAGTGTAACATTCCTAGCCATTGTTGTCTCAAAACCCCATTCAAAATCCAGCTCAGATATCCCAGACTCTTCCTCAGCTTCTCTAAGTGCGGCCGAAAAAATATCTTCTCCCGGGTCGACACCGCCTTTGGGAAGATCAAAGCTGCCATACACCCTTAGACATAAGACCCTGATACCGTCAGAAGTATGCTTTAAAATAATAACACCTGCTCTTTGAGCCGGCTTGTCTTTATCTTTCTTGTTTGTTGATAGGCTCAAGCTTTGTCCCTCCATAATATAACTAGGCAATTATTTTAAGCATGCACGAAAATCAGAAGGAAAAAGTTTACTATTTCTAGAGTAGAATCGATCCCAATCAGCATCTAAGATATATGTGACTGCTGTATCCTCACTAGATCTAACTGATCTTCCTAATGATTGTATTATTGTTTTTGTTGTTTGAAATGGGTACCACCATTTCCATCTATTCATTCTCTTTTTTACTAGTTTGTCACCTAAAAACGGATAGGGGACTTTACAAATTACTTGAAATCTACTAGCGTCTCCCTCTAGATCAACCCCTTCTGTCATAGAAGGGGAAATTAAGACCGTAGGTTTCTTGCTTCGAAGGTGTTTGCTTAACATTTTGTCACGATTATCAGAATTAGGCACAATCAATCGATCAGACTTTATGTTGTATTTAAGGTAATTTGCTATTTTATAAGAGTGTGTATGAATAATTCCTTTCTGATCTTTATGTTCTTCAAGGATTCTCTTTACTGCATCTGTTAATATTGGTAGTGATCGATCTATTTCTTTAGACGTCATTCGACCAATTGGTACATAGAGTATCGGACGATTTTGTGTAGGAAAGGGTGAGGGTAGTGACAAGGCATCTGATTTTGTCTTGTCAATTCCTATCATTTGATAAAACTTATCCGAATCGATCAGTGTTGCGGACATAAAAAGCACTTTCGCACCCAATCTAAGCAAATATTGTTGTGCATATTTTGATACGTCGATAGGCTTAAATGAAAGTTTGCTAAGACCTCTTACACTGCTTTTTTGATTTTCAAAAACCCAGTTTTCTTTTGAATGTACTTCTAGAAAGTATTCTAGTCTTTGAAAATGGCCTTCCATAGCTCTTAGCTGACGTGTCAAAGAAACAAACTGATCTAGCTTCTCTTTTATTTTACTATACTTGTCTAGAGTCTTTTTAACATGTGCCATGTACGTAGAAAGCTTGGGATGATATACATTTTTGATCCACTCAAATGCTTGATGATGAGTCGCTAAATCAGGAAGATCTGATTTTAGCACTTGCTTTGTAAATCGCTCAGTTACTGATATCTCAATAAATTTTGAAAGCTCTGTCTCCACGTTATGAGCTTCATCAATTACCAGTATATGTCTTGGTTTTATCTTTCCGTTAAAGTTAGACTCTGTGAGCAAATACGGAAAGTTAGTTACACTTAGTTTAGACTTTATAAAGTCTTCTTTTGCTAATTTATAAGTGCATTTAAATGTACACGAATTCCAAAATGCTGTGCCTTTTTCCTGGAGCTTAAGCTCTGATTGACTGTCAGCGCATGTATTGAATTTTTTGTACCGACATGTATAGTTTCTAGAGCTTTTTATAGACTTCATACCGGCTTTTGCAAAGTCTTTTTCATACTGGTCTTGCAAAAGCTTTTGTGTTGTTACAAATATTGCACCATTTTCATAGTCCTCACTATGCTGAGCATTATTTATCAGATACTGCGCAACAGTTGCAGCAATTGCGCTCTTTCCCACTCCGGTTCCCGCCTCAAGGGCAAAATATTGAGACCCACTTGTAAATGCATTTAAAATGCGATTAATCGCCTCTACTTGCTGAGGCCGTGGTGTCTTATAGGGAAAAAATTGAACCCAGTCTCTCTTGGCAATCATGACAATCCTTAGATTATTTTATCAATAAGCCCTAGTTCTAAACACTTATCAGCATCTAACCACAGCTCATGAGTAAGAAGATCATCGAGGTCTTCTTTCTCCATTGATGAGTTTTCCAAATAAACATTTGTAAGTTTTTCGTATAAGGACTTTTGATTTTCTATTTCATCTCTAAATTCATCCAATTTACCTGACCATTCAAGTTGAGGTTGATGCAAGAGCATAAAACTATTTTTTGTCATAAATCTTTTTTTGCCTGATGTTGAGATTAATGTTGCTGCGCTTGCTGCTGATCCGTCAATGTACGTGTATACTTCTGATTTGCAGTTTTTAATGCTGTCAACAATTGAAAGGCCGGCAAAAATCGAACCGCCTGGACTATGAATATGAAGATGAATAGGCACGGACTTGCATGCAAGACGGTCACTAAGATATTTCATTTCAACATCCAGCCTACGAATAAGTCTGTTGATTTCGAGTGCTTCATAATCACCTACAGGACAATAAAAATAAATTCTATTTTCATCAACTTCAATACCCTTAGGTGTCCTGTCAGGACCAACTGAATGGACCTCTTCGTAAGCCTGAATAGGTTTGTTACTAGCACTTAACGATTCAGTGCTTTCTTTTTGAGCTTCTTCACTAATTAAAAGGTACTTTCGACGCATATACTCCTCATAACTTTATATTGCCGGTAAGAGTCTGAACACACACGTACTCAGAGTCATTTAAAATTTTTGGATCGAGTCCAAGAATATTGATAGCTAACATTTCAATTCTACACGAGACGCTGTATAAGCTTACGTTTCTGTCGATATCTTTTACTGTAATGTCGCCGTGCTCTAGAACAAACTCTTCTAACTTTTTTCTGTCAAATTCAAACTTTGAGTTTTCAACAAAGACCTTGATGCATGTTGGGTTGAATTTCCACATGTCGCCAGACGTAAGTGTATCAACCAAATGATCAAGAAAATCTGAGGCTAGTAATTCCTCATATTCTCCTAGATCTTCATATTTTTTAGAGCAAAGTTTTTCGTGCCTATACTCAAACTCAACAGGGTCTACTTTTCTAAAAGCTGCTGATTGTACCAAAATTTCATAAGGGTTTAAGTTCGTAGTGTTCATTTTTTTTATTATTCTGACATCACTGATGTCTTATTTCCCATACCTAAGTTAAAGGGTACGTGCTTTTTATGCGAAATACAAATAGAGTTAGCTTAATAACATCGGCAATATTGCTAGTAATATCAATTACCGCTAGCTGCATATCATTGAACTCTAATTTAAAGTATGATCAATCAAAAAAAAGAACCTCGGCACCTGCTGATGCATTTGTGCTAGTAGAGATAGATCAAGAGTTAATTCCTACTGAGTGTAAAACATCTGATCCTGAAGTTGATTGTGAAAAGCTTATTAGTGAACTTCCAAGAATAAAAAATTCTGGCTCCGGATCTGGCTTGATGGTAATGTCAGATGCTGGACCTGCAATATTGACTGCAGCACATGTTTGTGAATCAGATGCACCTGATACATTCAAGCACCGAGGAATAGAAATCACAATATTGACAATGACCAAAATAAAGGTACATTCTCCTCTTAAAGGGTCATATCATGCTGATATCTTGAGAACAGATAGAGTAAAAGACTTATGCTTGCTACGACCTGAAAAAATATTCACTCATCCTGTGCCCCTGGCAAAGAGAGAACCTAGTATTGGTGAAAAAGTATATGCTGTCGCTGCTCCCTTTGGAATTTCAGGAAAAAACTTAGCATTAGTCTTTAGTGGATTCTTTTCAGGCACTAGAGAAAACACTAGATTTTATACTATACCAACTCGACCGGGATCAAGCGGATCCGCTGTTCTAAATGAAAATTGGGAAGTCGTAGGTGTATTACACACCGCTTTTAGAGATCTAGAAAACGTAGGATTAGGGACAGGCCTACATGATATTAAGACTTTTTTGTTTTCCCCCGTCGAAGTGATCGTCGAGACCCCTGACTTTTAGAAGCTATCTTTCCCCACAGGGAATCTAAAAGTTTTTTAGAAGGCTCTCTTACAATTTCTTCGACAATTGCAGTTTGATAGTTGCCTAACTGCAAGTCTATTACAGATGCACATGGTGTCTTTCCTAGATGAAAATACTTGATAACACCTATTGAAAGCTTTTCGTCTGAGATTCTTTTATATACTACTTCGTCTTCTGCTTTAAGACCATCAAACTCTAGTGGATGATCTTTACCTAGACTATTAGTAGACTTCTTTCTTCTTGACACTAGGCTCTACTTTTCCCACTCTATGCTTGTCGACTATCATTCTTGCATGGTGATTAGCCTCAGCATAATCTTTAAACATACTGCTAGGAGAAATATTTTCTCCGTTATGTTTAACTGTAAGCGAGTATTGCCCGTGTACATTTGCTACGATATCAATATCATAGCCTTCAAAGTCTTCATAGGTGAACGGACCTGTGTCTTTTGTCTTAAAAGACTGACGCGCGCCTAGTAGATCGCCAGTGCCAACTTGTTCTCTTATAAACTGACGCAGAAGTTTAATGCTCATATGAATAAATAGTAAGTTACTACTTCTTATTCACTAAAGTCTTTGTTTCTTTTTCAATACGAAACTTCCAGGCACTAAAGTCAACAACCTTTACTGTAGAGTTCATAGGCTTGTATAGCGATTTTATATTAAAGACACCTACTGGCATTTTGTAGGCTCTAGAGTTTATCTGACTAGAAGATGTCTTGCTTAGCGGTATTCCCGCTGATGCCGGCACTGAATAGCCTATAATAAGCAGTGCTGCTAGAGTTCCTAGTCCTAACTTTATGTAAGTAATCATGGCTGTTGTGTGTTGTCCTTGCTTAAACCTCATTATTATCTATGCACCTAAGAGATAAAAAATAGGCTGCAGAGACACGATTATTAAATTATGTGGAATGGCCACTGCCTGAATGCTTTGACAGGCCCCCTTGAATAATACGAAGACGGGGTTTGGATCGGATCTTTTCGGTTGAAGCAGTTTGTTTTGCAAAGTCAGAAATCCAATCAGGTCTGCTTAGCGTATATTGAAAAAAACTAGTTATTGTCGATATGCTTTTTAGCTCTTCTGCGTCGGCTTCGTCGTCGACTACCAGGTTCATCCCACCATCTTTTTCAAAAAATAAAGCAGCAACAGGAAGTGTATCTAGCAATTCTTTGATCATAGCGTTACTACCTGAATTGTTATTTTTCATCTTCCCTTTCTACTTCATCTTCGACGATAAGAAGTTTGGAGCAAGCCGCCGGGCCAAAAAAACAACATTTGCCACACTCAACGCAATAATCACTAATTTCTTTTTCTGTCTTTGTCTCAAGAAGATCATCCATGCTCAAGAGACCGTCTTGTTCTTTATTTAAAAACTGACAGTCTTCAAATATTTGATTCGCGATATTCCATGGATATCCTATACATGGTTTTGGGCGATCTTTATAAATTGAACAAATATAACGCATAAACCTACAAATACTAAAAAGTCACAATACGCAACTATAATTCTTTTAATGCGCCTGTGTATTATGAATTAAGGGTTGAGTACATCTTTCAGCCTCTTCATTTGGATGCCCAAATAATCAGCCTGCTTTGCATCACCGCTATTCGCAGAGTTTTGTCTCTGCTTTGAAAGATTAGCCATTTGCGTTCTAATTTGTTGTCTATCTTGAGTAGACATTGCAGCGCCGGCTTTCTTTTGATCAGCTGTGTCTGTCGCGCTAGTAGCAACAGAAACATCTCCTATTTGCATATAACCGTCAGAGCCACTGTTATCAGACTCAGAATCATCAGTTTTTACAGACGACGAACTATCGGAAGAAGGAGAGGAGAATGTGTGATCATCATCACCCAAAGGATCATCATAAGATTTGCTAGGTGCCTGATAACCTACAACTTGTTCACATAATACTGCGCGTATTATGGATCTCAAGCCAACCTCAGTAATTCTCACTACTAAATACCCCGAGATTTCATGTCATTTACCAGGTCAGACATTTCTTCAGCAGCATCCATTAGTAGCATCTCTAGCTTTTCATATCTAGACTCACCAAATTTGTTGCCGTCGTCAAGCCACTCCGGGGGAATTGAAGATAGTTTTCGATACTCAAAAAACATTTTATCCAAGGACGACCTCATAGCTTCAGCCTTGTTAACATCACCTTGATTTAGCGTAAGCTGACTCTTTTCTGAGTGTTGTGCCGCGGATTGTTCTTTTCTAGCCTGGTCTGCTTCCCATTCTTTGTTTACTCTATTTGCTTCTGCGCGATCTGCAGCTGTCACTTCGGTCAATAGATCAGTCAGAAAACTTCTTGTGAGGTCTCTGTACTCGTCGTTTGTCATTTTAGACATTTCTTTTTCTCCGAGTAGACTGCGCTACATCAGATAGAAGCGAATCTAAAAGCTTGTTTTCTAGTCTTTCTTGAACAGCTTCAGGTGAAGGTAATGGGGGTTCAGGAGAAGCTACAGGCTCTTCTTCAGGTGGTGTGCTTGATCCAGCACCCATTGAAACTCTACTAAGAACAGCGCCTAGCCATGCTAGTGTTTCATCACCGCTCATTCCGGAAGCATTAATTTTATTCGCCAGGTCAGCGGGCGCCGGCAGTCCTTTAGGTTTCGCGGCCGACAATGCTTGTTCTTTAAGATTTTTCTTTTTCATTTTGTCTCCTTAAGATCTCCACTCATAATCTTTCCAGCCTGGAAAGTAGTTGTCTAGATGTTCTTCTAGAATATCAGAAGCTGCTTCAGATTTACCCGAAACATATGCATCATAGTAACGTTCAAATATAATAGAAGGGATTCTGTAAAGTTTACCTAGATCATTCTGGCCGCGGTATACTTGAATTCTTCCTTCATTTGCTAGAACCGGCTCAGCATGCTTAAGCATTTCAGGGCCTTGTGTTACAGGCTCTGACTTTGCTGCTTTAGAGTGATCTATTGGCAAAGATAAATTTCTATCCTTTCCTTCAATATCGCCACCCCAGACATTCTCTACGGCTTCAATTTCAGAAGGATGATCTGCGTCTAGCATGTCATCTTGCTCACGAATAATTTTCTTGAGTCTAATCTTAAGACGAACCCTTTCAGATATTTCACCTGTTTTCGTCTCAATATAGTCGTGGACATCTTGCATCTTATCAGCGACAGCAGCAACTTTTGACTGCATCCACTCAGGAAGTTCATCATCATCATTAAGCATATCGACAAGTTCATCGGCGTCTTGACTAATGTGCGCCAACTGTGCTCTTGTCATCTTGGCTTCACCCGATTCTCCGGAATGACCTAAGTTTCTTCCTTCTTCTTCTTCTTGAGATAACATACTAGCAATCGCATCTAATGGGATTGCAGATGCTGCTACTTCTTCCTTAATGATTCTCTTAAGATGTCGACTCGTAATTTTCATGTTTTATCTCTTTAGCAACAAGCACACTCTTCGCAACCGCAGCACTTACAGCAGCAGCAACAGTGATCGTTAAATAAATTTCTTAGTCTATGTAGTACTTTTTTCATTTTATTTTTCCTTAAGGGTTAATGTTAATCTAAGTCAGCTAACATATATCGAAAGCCAACACTGTCTAAAAATTCGCCAAAAACTTCAGTCACACCACGAATAGCCATCTCTTCTGCCTCATCTGTCTCGAGACCTTCTTCAGCAATAGCATCGTTGACTGCTTCGTCGTACATAATGCTAAGTATCTGCTTCACTCTCTCAGCTTTGACATTATCTATTAACAAACCGCGGGCTCTGTTCGCCATTGTTAGTTGCTCTAGATAAAGCTGCTTTTCTTCTTTGATAATTTTTTGCAATGCTTTTTTTGAAACTTTCATTACGCAAAATCGCCATTAATCAATCTGTCAGTAAACTCTTCCATGACCTTGATGGATTCAGCACGCAGTCTTTCTTCTAGTGCTGCCTCCAGTTCTTCAGTTGCATTATCAACCTGTTCAACCCACCAAGTCTTAGACTCAGCATCAGAAAGCTCACCTTGTTGGTTCATGGAAGGATCTCCAGCAGACCAAGCTTTTGCTTCCATGTCACCCCAAGATGTCGATAATTCTAATGCAACATCTGATATCGGCCCGTCTGCGCTAGGCCACTGGTGTTCACGAGAATCGACCTGAGATTGTGCAGACACTGCTTGCTCATAGATTAATCTACGTTTCTCTTCCTTAATAATTTTTCTAAGATATCGTTTTGTGATCTTCATTATCCTATACTCCCACCCGGGTTCCGCCCGGCCATGTCGTCAATTGTTAAAAAATAAGACTCAAGTTGATCAAATAGCTTATTAAGTCTTTCGACTTGCAGCGCTAGATCTTGTGCCATTTCATCACCAGCTGCTACACCTGGGTCACCCGGGTCTTGCAAACCGTACAGACCGTCTGATAGTTCTTGTACAGCATCAATAATGCTAGCTAGTTCTGCTTGAATATTTCCTTCTGAGCTAGCTCTAGACTGCTCAAGAATCTTTGTCTTCTCTTCCTTGATAATTTTCTTTAGTAAGCGCTTGGTAACTTTCATTTTACGTGAGTCTCCAATGTTTTTTCTATTTTCTTTATCTGGTTGGCTAGATTAAAAATCTGCATGGCTTTGCGATTTTCCGGATCTACTGTATCGTAGTGTTGAACAATTTCTTCCAGTCTTAGACTGGCATCTGACAAGTGTTGAAGCACATCATAGATCTCACTATCTACATCATACTCATATGACTCTGTCAAGATTTTCTGTTTTTCTTCTTTGATTATCTTCTTAAGCTGTTTCTTAGATAGTTTCATGATTACCTACCGTAAAGCACATTTAGTGCGCGTTCAATTAGTTCAACAGCATCTTCGATTCTTGTGTCCATAGGCGCTGGTAAATTGCGGCCGGCGACCATTAAAGAATTAAGTACTTCTTCAAGTGCTGCTATCTCTTCTTCGATGTTCGAAGCGCTAGAATAAGGACCAGATCCACTAACATCTGCAGGAGTATACTCTTTGAGGAGTCTGGCCTTCTCTTCCTTAATGATTCGTCTTAGTTGTCTTTTTGTGATTTTCATTTTGTTACCTTTTGTCTCGACCGAGACGATAAATCAACCTCAGGCACCCTCTAGAGGAATCTCCAAGTTTTGTGAAGCATCGCTGGCGCTTAGCATGTCTTGCAAGTGATCGATTACACCTTGTGCTGTTGATCTTTCACATCCAGTGCCGGCACCATCCATAACAATAGAAAGACCTAGGTCAACTAGTTCCGGATTTTGTTCTAAGAAATCTCTAGTTTTATCATAGTCTTCTGGGACTGGCACTTCCGGAGAAAAGTGATCAGATGCTGCTTCTTCTTCGTGTGCAGCAACTAGTTGAGATATCGCATCCAGGGGTTGTGCCGCTTGATCTTGTCCGCTATCAGAAAGCGCGCATGCTTCCTTAATAATTCTTCTAAGTTGTTTCTTTGTAATTTTCATAATCAAATTCCGTGTTTGTCTATTAGACTTATAATGCCGGCATGTGCAGCCTGTCCTGGCGAAATATACTCGGCAGCGCTACCCAAAGGCTTGACATGATAACTAATTTGCATGTAACCACCACCTTGTCGACTGTTAAGATCTTGGGCGATCTTCTCTGCTTCAGCCTTAGTTAGCACTTCAGGCTCATCACTCTTTGGCCACAAGTTTTGTCTTCCTCGTCCTGCATTGCCAATAACAACATATAGATCATCTAGTCTAGATATTTCTTCTTTAATGATTTTTCGAAGTTGCCGCTTAGTGATTTTCATTTTATTCCTCATTCTCATATGCTTCCATCGCGGCCTGGAGAGCTTCCGATATCCCAAGTGCATCATCACCATCCATCATCCCGAGAACCCTGCCAAGTTTATCATAAGCCATATGGATAGCATTGGGATTTTGTTCATACACGACTTCCATAAAGTCTTCACTGCCGGGAGCCATATTATAATAGGCAGAAACGACTTCCTCAACCTGACTTTGAACGGCATCACCTAACCCTGCATATGCTCTTGCAAATTCAATAAGGTCTGACCCGGTTTCGACCCGGTCACCCCATTGCTCCTTTAACACCCTGGCCTTCTCTTCCTTAATGATTCTTCTGAGTTGTCTCTTTGTGATTTTCATTGTTATCTCATCCTGCTAATCTTGTCGAAGATCAGCGCCTTGACTCGCTTTCTAATTCCAGGTGATCTAAAAGTTCCGCCTATAGCATATGCTTCTTCGGTAGCCTTTTCAATCAGCTCATCAATTGATATTTCGACATGTGCCATTAAGTCTGCTTCGCGCTCTTCCTCATCATCTGAGACCGTGCCATCCGGGTTCATCTCATTTAGAATTCTAGCCTTCTCTTCTTTAATGATTCTTCGAAGTTGTCTCTTTGTGATTTTCATTTAATATCTCCCCGGGGCTCTGTAACTTGCCTTCTGTTTGACGTATAGTTCATAAAGTTGCTGGTATACATCAAGAGGCCAATCGATAGCCTGACCACTGTCATCACGATATCCACCGTGATAGCCCTCAACGGCCTCCTTCATGTCCTCAGCGTCGCCTTCCCATTCGTAAAATGCGTCAGATAGGGCCTCAGAAACACCTCTAAAAGCTTTTGTGACACCTAGGTTCTTAAGCAGTGTCTTAAGCCCTCTTGGGTCGACACCTTCTTGTAGACCATACGAAATGCTCTCAGTCATCATCCCTATGTACTCGAGTACTGCATTTTTAACTTGCTCTCTGTACATGGGTTTCGTGAGGACGAACTCTAAATCTTCCATCTGATCAAGGGGCGGGGGAGGATCTTCAAGATATACATCAAGGATCATGTCTGCGTACGCCTCCGGAGAACCGTCTATGGAGGGTTCATATCCACCGGCAGCACGATCACCGATCTCATCCGCCATCTTCTCTAGCTTGGCATCAAATTCTCCTCCGGGAGGAGCATCCCCGGTTGGGTTATCACGATATCGTTCGTAATCACCGGGAGCAGTGGGATCATAGGGTCGGCCGCCGTACTCCTTGAGGAGAATGTTCCTAATGATATCTCTAAGGCCGGTTTCGGTCATTTTAATTTTTTGAGGGGAGAGGACAGAAGGAGCCTTACCTTTGGTAAATTTTCCACCAAGCTTACAGTTATCTTTCCATCCTTGAGGGTCGACAACCGAACCATGTCCCCACTTATTTGAAGCGATAGAAGCCCAATCTTCAATAGGACCATCATAAGGATGACCATCGATCGCTTCGTTTATGATGCTTTTGAGCTCTTTAACAGTGATGTGTGTTCTACTTTCCATTCTTCTACCCATGCCTGAACTTTTAGGAGATGTATCATAATCATATTCATCCGGCATTAACTCTGCTATTTCTTGACGATCTGCTTCGTATTCGGCAGCAATTTTATCATCGATCTCTTGCTGCACTAGCATTTCTTCGAATTCTTTATCTAAGCTATCAATTGCAGCTTGAAGCTTTTCAATTGTTTCTACACCTCTCCAACCACGAGGCCGGAATCCGTGCAATTCTTTATACATGTCAGAATAGGTTTGCCCTAAAACAGACAAAGCTAGCTCTTCACCGGTAAAGATACCTTGCTTTTCCCAAAAAGCCTGATCTGTAACATAGTCGGCCCCAGTCTGGGCATTAATTTTCTCTGCTTCTTCTTGAGCAGTGGGTGCAAATCGTGAAGCGCTAGCGATCTCATTGATAGCTCTAACCTTGCTCTTAAATGTCTGAGTACGCATAAATGGCTTAGTCCTGATATAGCAATTGCATGTTTAAGTATCTTCTAAGCAGTATAAAAGAGACGTCGTGCATACATTATAAGCACTGGTATCTACGAAGCTGATAGATTAATCCTTTTTTTAGACCTGAGGTAATAATCATAGTGATCAACAAAGTGCCTTAGAAATACTATACGTTTAATCTAGAGGTATATAGATACTAGTTTAACAACCACACAGCAAAATTAAGATTAAATCATGCGAAATTACATCCTCATCATGATATCTTTTGTGCTTCTTTTGTTTTCGATGTCGGCCTGTCCGGACGTAAAAACAGTAGAGTCAACACCTGATATTACATTAATGCCCGATGGACACGAAACCCCGGCCGGCCGGCCCGAAAATGCAGCCAAATCGAGAAAAAAATCAGCCGGCGGGCCGGCTTCGAGTTGCAGGGCCCCCTCTGGCGAGCCACTTTGTCATGAATAAAGGTACGTTCGGTCGGACCGAGTCCGGTCCTCCCCTCACCTACCAATCCGATAACAACACCCTATAGGGCACCAGGTCTTGCGGGAAGCTCTTCTGGTCGACGAAAAGCGTCGACCACGAATTGAAAGTCCATATCAGACCAATTTGGATATAAGGTACTACGAACAGTATGAAAACTCCATGGCTCGATCTGTCCACCGTCATCCCCGGTGGCCATACGCGCATACAGAGCTAACATGGAAGCCCTTTCCGCGTGAGGAAGTGCTCGAATATAGACTATGGCAGTCTTAGGAGAGTTGGTCCATCGGTCTCTAAGGTTGGACATTAGCACTCTCCCCTAGCCCTCGAAGGACCTCCTTGAAGTCTTCATCGCTAAAATGAGGGTAATAGTACTCTCGAATAGACAATCCGACACCATGCTCACCCGCATCGCCCCCAAGCGCCATGTCTCGAATCTCATTAAGCACAGAATGATAGATCCGCTTACCCTGCTTTGTTCGAAGATGGGCGATCACTTCGGCGGGCGTACGGTGAGAAAAAGGATTATTAGATAATTCAGTTGACATCATGTAACCTCCAAAAGAGTAATTTGCTGCTGTCGTTGACAGCAGATAGGTAAAAAGTTTCAGAAAATTTCCGGAGAAATTTTTGCAAAAAATGACAAAACGAGAAAGCTCCTTCTACCACATTTTTAGTCCAATCCATGTAGAGTAGATACCCGAACACCCTGGATACCGGGCGGAAGGGCTTCTAACTCACATGGATCATCGTCAAAATGTTTTTCGGAGCGAAGATCGTGAAGTGTCGACCACTTAAGGGCCCCAGAGGTAAAGTGTACCCCTACCTGTCCGAGCACCTCAGGGAGGTGCTCCTGAAGAAAAGCGCGGACACCAGGCTGACCGCCGGCTCGAAGCTGTCCATCCCCGTCCATGTCCGGACCGGTTCGACTAGTGACAATGTGTACCTCGTCTCCCATAGACAAGTGTTCCTTAAGCATATTGATAATCTGATGATTGGGCCCCACGAATACGAAGCACTCCTCCTCGTTATCCCATTGTGTCTGGGTTAGGGTATCATCAAAGTCAAATGTTACTACAGCCATGATAGGCCTCCTGTTCTTGTATTATATTATAGCCCCTTAGGGTCAGGCTTGCACGCCTGAAGGTTATCTTCGGAGACAGTCTCCACTGTATCGTCCGGCCAAAGCACCTTGACCGTTAAGGGCGAGGTGGGCCGGCCGTGTCTAGGCATGCCTTCTTCGATTATAAGGCCGATAAGACCGCGCTTTTCGCTGTAAAAGGGGTGCCCAAAGGCCGCCTGGACGAGCTGCCCTTCTTTGAAGCGGCGTGAAGTCCAGCTTCGGCCGGCTTGCGCTGCCCCCGTTGATTTGCGGTTCTTCGCCTTAAGCCAGTCTTCGTAATCGAATGTGTGCATCCAGTCTTCTTTAAGCACATCTTCTAGATTCTTATCTTCTTTTTTATCGCCCATTTGTCGATAGATCTCTTCGTAGATATCGTATATTTCCCAATAGTCTTCGTCTGGCCACCATCGTTTAGGCATTTGATCCGGATTCAACTTTCTTCTCCTTAAGCCTGATGAGATCTCGTGTTGACATGTTGATTTCCCTGCCTCCGAACAGTATATCGACTGAAGCCGGCTCGTACATGTTACTGTCATAGTATCGTAATACAATACCCACCCTGCTTGACATCTTCTTCCTTTCGGCGTTGTACATTGGATGACTTTCTGAGTACGTGTACTTTAACTGTACAAGTTCTCCGGGTTTCCATCTCCAGTGTTCTTCGTGGTAATCGCCCATATTGTTGCTATAATCTTCTAGTGTTAAATTATAATTCTGTGCGACGATTGTGTACAACTAAAAAAGCTCCCGAAATTTTTTGTAGAAAAAAAATGAAGAAGCTTAGCCCCGGCCCGGCAGGAGGGCCCTGACTGAGTTTGCAGAGGCCCCCTCAGAGGGGTCTACAGAGGCCCCCTGTTGAGGCCCTTCGCAGAGGGGCCCCCTATGGCTCGCAGAGACCGTCGGTTGAGGCCCCCTCGATAGCTTCACTGAGGCCCTCCTTGAGGCCCTCCCTCAGGCTGTAGTACATCTCGCCGTCGCGCATTGTCACCTGCACGTCCCCCTTGCGATACAACTCGAGCAGCGCCGCAGCGATCTTCTCTTGGTACGCCGCCGGGGCGTCTTCGATCGCCTGCCTTAGGCGCACCTCGGTCAGGTCTATCAGCTCTCCACCTTCAGTCATTCGGCTCTCCGGGCAGTAGCAGGTCGCGGCGCTTGTCTTCCAGGCGTTCCCGCAACCCCTTGATTTCATTGACAAATTCAGGTTCGAAGCGCCTGGCCTTGAGAGCCGCGGCTGCTTCATCCAGCGCAGCGATGCAGTGACGATAGGCTCGAGCCCTATAAGACTCGTTGCCCGTTTCCAGTTCAGGTACGTGACATGCTGCATCGGTGTATCTGGGTGGTGACATGGCTTCTCTCCTCTCTAGTTGATTAGCCTTAGCTGTTTTTGTTTTTATTATATACCGCGCACAAGAAACTTGCACTAGGGTTCAGCAATATCTTTACCAAAGCTATCTAAATCTGGGTTGTTCGCATCACGTTTCTCTTTCGCTTCCGCATTCACAGTGCACATAATGCACTCTTCCCATTGGTGTGGTGCGATCTTTTTGCATGTGACGCAGTAGGCATCGTACACATCCTCTGCTGCATCTTCGTTCTGCTTCGGCTTCCAGTACCTTCCGTTACTCCAGCCCCTATCTCGCTCGGGTGTATATACCCTACGCTTAGCCATCAGTCTTACAACCTCTTGATATCATTGATTATTTTGGCCCTTAAAAATGAACCCCGGGGGCGAATACCCCCGAGGCACAGCAAGCAAAGCTGGACCGCTCAATTAAGCAGCCGAGACGCGAGCCACTTCCTTGAAGCCTCGCTTGCCAAGCTCGAGGAAGAAGGTACCACCTGCTCCACCGAACCGGTTCTTAACCATCTGCAGAACGCGGCAACCACGGAGGTCCGGGTCCTTCTCCTCTACAGACAGGGTCATCATGGAATCAACCATGTGCTTGAGAACGTTAGAGCCGGCCATCTGTCCGCTCTTGTTCACCTGACCGATGACGACCGCGTTGGCGTAGTGCTCCTTGCAGTAGTCAGTGATCATGGCCAGGCAGCGCTTATCCTTTGCGCGTCCACCGCCACCGTTAGCGTACTTCCCGTCATCCAGCGTCTGAAGGCTGTCGACGATCAGGAAGAACGGCTTGTTCTTGTTGCCGCGCTTGTTACGCAGCTTAGTGCAGTAGTCGAGAAGAGCAGGGACCGAGGTCTCCTGTCCGGCGTGGAAACCGTGTTGGAGGTTGAGACGCTCAGCGACGAGCTTCACCTGGAAGAGGCTCTCCTCAGCGGTGTTGAAGACCACGAGCGCACCGTTCTTGGTGAGGCTATCAGCCATCTTAAGCATCATGGTAGTCTTACCACTACCGGGCGTACCCGTAAAGAAAGTTACGGCTGAAGGAGTAAATCCACCACCACCCAGAGCACTGTCGATATAATCAACTCCACATTTAACCTTGTTCCTGAGCTGCTTAGGCACCTTCACCTTGAGGATGTTAGTACCGAATTCGATGTCGTCAGACTTGACGTTGAGCTTCATGGCGGACATATCTCGTCTCTCCTATTTGTTAATCCAAACCAACGTCGCGAGGGGTTGGTCCTCCACCTCGTCGACATATATATTATATCTTATAAATAGGTCTCTTGCACCGCAGCATACATTTTTTATTTAACGTACACCAAAAAAATTGGTGAGCCGCCTGGGACTCGAACCCAGAACCTATGGATTAAAAGTCCAGTGCTCTACCGGTTGAGCTAACGGCCCGGAACATTCTTGTAACCCTTTGATATTGTTACACTTTTTTATGATTGGTACCCTGTGGGAGGATCGAACTCCCGTAGATGGCCTGAAAAACCACCGTCCTAACCACTAGACGAACAGGGCGTAAACTATTAAGAATCGTCTGCCAGATTCCAGATCGAAGCAAGCACTCCGCCGGACAGGGTCAGCATAATGCCGTCAGCCTGATGTCCAGTATAGAAGTGCCATAGTCCTGCTAGTGAAATACCGGCAGCGACCATTGCAACCTTACGGCTCCAGTTGAACATTTTCTTTCCGTCGTCTTTTACTCTAATCACTGGCATATCTGATTTTCCTCTCGTTTAAAAATTGTGCGGGCTTCGATGGATGCTCCCCTATTTGCAACACCCAACATCCACTCACCTGAGGCCGGTTCTCCCTGTGTCGAACGACGAAGAACGCTGTGCCACCCACACATGACAGGATTTGTTTAAACTCCAAAGAGCATGATTGGCACCCCGGACAGGATTCGAACCTGTGACCCACGGCTTAGAAGGCCGTTGCTCTATCCAACTGAGCTACCGGGGCTCGGGCACGGTTACTAGGACATCGTCGGCTGATCCTTTCACCTTAACTTATCATATAATCATACCAGCTGCAGCTGGCACTTCAGCACTCCGACGAGCGCATCAGTCTTTCACCTAAAATCACTTAATTGATTCTCATCGCTTTACCTTTATCTGCCCGAGCCACCGGCGGCTCATACTAAGTGTATGCCACGTAGGTCGGGTGTACAATAAAAAATCAACCAAGGACGAGGCCGAGCACACAACCGGCAGCGAACATGAGCAACCCACTCGGACCGTCATCTTCCACTGGGGCAGCGTCCTCTTGGCGCGCCAACTCCTTGCGTAGATCTCTAACTTCAGCGCGTAGCTTATGCACTAGATCGCGCTCTTCTTCAGCTTCCTGTGCGGCTGCCTTCCTCTCGAAGTAGCCGTTCCAATATCGTCTTTCATCTGCAGTCAATGCCATGATGTCTAACCCCTTGAATCTATTGAAGTTTTAGTTACCGAGACCACGAGCGGCGCGGACGATTTCCACAACCTTAGCCCCAATCTCCTTGTGGAGGAGCTGGATGTTCTCCAGCTTCTGGGTCTTGCTAATCGCGTTCCAGAAGTAGACCAGCTGCTCACCGCCGCGGGCCTGAACGAATGCCGCAACGCGCGCACCCTGCTTCTTGTTCCACTTGTTTTCCTTGCTGTGCTCAACGAGCTTGTCCAACACACCGAGCGCCTCGGACGCCTGAAGCTCCTTAGCACGTGCATCATCGATGTTGCCGTTAAGCACATCATCAGCAGAGATCACTCGCTCGTAGCGCTTGATAAACTCAGAGTAGGCAATTGCTGCCTCCACTCCGACGAAGCCGGTCGACAGCGCGTAGATCGAGCTATCACCGGTACCAGCGAGGTCAGAAGGAGCCATCCCCATGTGGCGGAGCGACTCATCAAGTCGGTGCCAAGACGCGGGATTAGGAGCCACAGTTCCGGGCTCGACGCCTGCCACGTTAACGCGCAGGTGCTCCGGGTGGTTACGGATGAAGTCGATCGTCACCGGATCGATTCCAGCGGGACCTGCCCAGTCGATCCAGTCCTGGTTGGAGGGATCGAGGTCGACAACCCAGAATCGTCGCAAAAGCGCGGGATCCATCTCGTTGACGTCGTATTCCGTACCGTGATTTACCGCGGCGAAAACGCGCGTTCCCGGGTTGAGCTTGTAAGGATTTCCGTCCTTGTCGTTGCCGAGCTCTCGATCGAGCACCAGCTGGAAGAACGATTGTTGGACGCCGGGGAGCGAGCGGTTAAGCTCGTCCAGCATCAGGACGACCGGCTCGCGGCATGCGCGCACGAACCACGACGGCATGCAGAACGTCATGACGCCCGTCTCCTTCATCCCTTCGATATCGGGGTAACCACCGACGTCGCCTTCGCTCATGGTAGAGCCGCGCACGTCGATGAACGGAAGTTCGAGGTCCTTCGCAGTCTGCGCTGCGAGCTGTGACTTACCCACGCCGGTTGGGCCGCGCATCAGAACTGCGATGTCCGCGGGGAGTTTCGGGGCGAGGGTTTTGAAAGTCTTAATGTCCAATTTCGTCTCCTATCAATAACTATTTGGGTCGGCCGGTCCGCCTCCCCTCCAAGACATATACATTATACACCACTGCGCCCGCACTTGCACACGTTTTGCGCACTTTTTTTGACTCGAGGGCGCGCAAAACCAGACAGGATCGACGGCCACAGCAAATATTTGCGATCGCTCGAGTGTAAATGTCGCCGCCAGGTGTTATAATATAAGCAGATAGGAGGTAGGCGTGGATAAAGACGCAGACAAGATTTTCTATACGCTAGCCGGCGCTGGACTGCTGGTGTGGGCCGTATTTCTCGCTGCTGCCGCAGGCTGGTTCTGACGCGCGCATAAGGGCAGAGTTACAGCACGCGTGTCTTTTTTCCTGTACATGTGTGCGAGGGTGGTCTAAGTACAGAGGGCTCTTTTAAGGGCTCTCTTTTTTTGTCTTCAACGCAGGGCAGCATCTTCGTCGACCGTGCTGCCACCTCTGTACAGCAGCTGCATATGGTCACTTGGCCACAGCTCTTTTGTGAAGACGTACACTACCCCTTTCGAAAGATAGTTCCTACGTGTCGTAGCAGAGCCCAGGGCTTCTGAAGGGCAGGGGTGTGAGCCGGGAGGCTATTGCACCATTCCAGGAACCGTACTAAAGAGAAGAACTCCGCTCTTAAGAAGCTGGGTATCTGAGAATCAGGTGTGTAGTCTAGCCGTCGCGCTCTATCTATGAATCCCCCTGTCTTGAGGATCTCGTTCCTGTAGTGTCTTGCGTTTGGTAGCACTTTGTCTATCAGTCTCTTATCGCGCTTTATTGATTGCTTTGCTTTTCTGTTATCTAATTCTTTTGTGTAGCGCGCGAGTTGGTCTAGCCCGTCTTTATGAAGTTGAAGAAGCTGGAGGTCGTAGTCCGGCATCTCTTGGTGATGGACTATATTCAAGTGCTTGATGATACTCTTTTTTCTAGCGCCCAAGCCTGATCCTATATGGAAATGGTCGAGGCCGACGTAGTAAAGGACGAGAGGTGTTCGCAGAATCGGATGCCCCATGGGAGCTCCCTTATATCGCTCAGCATCATCGTCATCCGGAAAGACTACGTAGGGTGCCATTTGACATGCACCTTGAGTGATCTGCCACTTGTTAGGTACCTGTGTTAGTAATCCGGCATCTAGAAAGGGTTGAAGCTGTGCATGCAGGCGTCTGTCAAAATCTGTCAGCTTGCCTTTTGCTTCTGCTTCCATGGCCCTCATTTATAAGATATGCGTATTGTGTTACGCGTTTTAGATATTTTGAAAAAAAGAAGAAGATGGCGCGCCGATATACACAGCGGCAGTGGTCGAGCTAGCACTGTTTTCCCCACCTCCGGAGAGGGCTTCGAACTTTAGGGGTCGGGGTTTTCACCCGCCACCAAGCTTCCTCATATCTAGTTGTAAAAGAGCGATCAGGGTCACCCAACATCCCTGATCTGTCACAGCCTGTCCGGAATAATTATAATCCCAACGCTTACGCAACCACTAGTTTAGCATCAACCGGCATGCCACCCACTTCATCTCGTCTTTAAGATGTTAACGCTCCAAACGCTAAGCAAGTGCCCGGTGATCTATCTAAATCTATCTGGCCTGTGACTCCCACATTCTAATTTTAAGTCGGGGAGTGACATCGGCAGGATCGCTCTGTTTATCCGATGCCACTTACCCCTATGGTTGGTCGGCTCCCTGGGGATCGAACCCAGAACCTGCGGTTTATGAGACCGCTGCTCTAACCGATTGAGCTAGGAGCCGGTATGGTTACCCCCTAGGGGGCGATGTAACTTTCCTTCTTGAAGCTAAACTCTCCAAAGTTATGATTGTCATCAATCTTTTTCTGACTATAGGGATCATTTCCTCCCGGGGCTGCAGAGCTTCCAGCTCTACCATTATTCCCACGGCAACTAGGAGGAGCAACTGATAAGATCACCATGCGTGTTAGCTTGTCCCGCACAAACGCGAAAGTTTCAGAATCACACTCAGGATTAAGAATTGCCAAAAGCTTTTCTACGTCTGCAGCAACATTTTGCTTAATCTTACTCTCCACTTTTCTCATCTCCTTAGACAAATTGTGAAATACCTTCAATGGAACCACCCAGTGTCAGCCAGTGTGTGACTTCATCATGTTCTTTTTGCGTCATCAACTCTTCTCGGGTGCATGCCGCAACGTACTTATACTTTCGAGGATGTCGATACCATTTTCCCGGAGTCTCTTCAGCGAACTGCTCAACGATCATATTATGTGCCCACTTCTTAAGAGAGCTCATATCGAACGGGCAGTCTAGCTTAGCGTGTGCCTCTCTCAGCTTTGACGCTTGACTCATCCCATTTCTATAGGAGCGACTGTCGTCAGAGTACGCGTAGTACCAATCATGCCCTTTGAGGGCTTTTCCAAACTCTTCTCTATTCATCTTACACCTTCGTCAGCATGCTCATCGGAACACGCCAAGTTCCATTACCTACATCAACATGAGCGAACTTTCGCTTGATCGAGACGACCGTGCCGTGCTGGTTGCCCTTGCGACCGGTCCAGCGGACTGTGTCTCCCTCGTTGAGGGTCATCTTCATTGCTTTTGCCTTTGCGGCGCGCTCTCGCTTAAGCTGCTCAACTACAGCCCGATTCAGATTAATGAGCTCTTTCTCGCTGAGATTCTTAAGTTCGCTTAGGATGTTATCCATGTCCTGTCTCCTTATGTGTCTATTATACTCTGCTTCTAGCAGACTTGCACCGCTAATCTACATTAATTTTTTCTAGTGATGACGCTGAAAGCTCATGCTCGTATCCAAACTGTGGAAACAGAACTCTATGGCACCCATTGTCTCTTCCCTTTACAATAATCCCTAGCTCGCCCTTGATTGCATGTATCATAGGAATGGCCACGCCATGCTGAATCCTGCTGGACGTGGGTTGAAACAAGCATTTTACCAAATCACCGACTTTCATTAATCACCGTCAAAAATCGATCGTCAACCAGTTCAAGCCCCCGATCAGGCCACAAGACTTTGGCATGGCCATCACTGTGAACTTCATGGACCAATCCACATCCCCAGTCGTCGCCTACATATGGGAGACATCCGTGTTTCTTCTTCGCCACATTATGGAAAGCACTGCTAAACTGTACCAGATCACCGACTTTCATTAATCACCTCTAGTGCTTTTTTACCTAGGGTACGTGTTGTCATGACACTACCAACCAGAGAAGGCCAGTATACTTCAAATGTACCGTCGCTGTATTCTTCTTCAATGAGGCCAAAACCCCAATCTTTAACTGAGCCGGTCCACCGTTTGTCATAACGAAACCTTACCAAGTCACCGACTTTCAAGCTACTACCATCGATGTCTATCCGGGCCACAAATGTATACTTTTTTTCCAGTATCTACATAAGTTATTAGCGTGCACCTTTCTCCACGCCAGTTAGTAGGCCTGACTATAGTCCCAGACTTTCCGACACTAGGATATCGAACGTACCAAGAACACCCCGACAACATCAGCGCGATGGCTATTACAGCTAGTTTCTTCATACAACCTCCACACGCGACTTAAGTAGTATACTTGTCTTCCACGACTTTTGTGGCCAGGTTACTTCAACCTGGTTTCCACCGGGAACATCGTCTGAGACGATTAATCCGAAACCCCAATCTTGAATCGCCGCAGTGTTGCTAAAAGCTTCAGAAAGTCTTACTAGATCACCGACTTTCATTGATAACCTCGAGATTACGGTCGTCCCACTTAACACGAATACCACTTGGGTACAGTACTTCAAAAAGAATAGCATCTTCTCGGGGCTCGTTTGGCCATCGAGGCTCTTCACCAATGATAATGCCGACTTTGCCGTGATGCTTTGTTCCAGAGTTAGATTTTACCAGATCACCGACTTTCATTGACAACCTCCACTCTAGACGCCGCAATCCAACCTGTGTGGGACGTGTTCCAGAGCACCTCAACTATCTGTTGTCCATGGTCGGGGAACGGAAGTATTCGTTGATCGTCCCTACCACTGTACCTGTCAAGTCGTAAAATGGTGCCCGTATAACGGTCATCTCCGTCTATGGAGCCGTGGATCCACTTCGGTCCACGCATGATCAAATCACCGACTTTCACTTAACACCTCAGCTGTTCTTTTTAGCATATGTTCTGACATCCAAGTAAGGTTTACGGGGTTTTGCAGTGTGCCTCCCCTCAGCGCTGTGTGTGCTAAGGCATCCCCAAGAACATGAAGCTCCATCGAGTTGTAACCGCCTTCATTAGAAACTTGAAGAATCAAGGCAAGAGCCCCGGACTTGTTAAACTTTACCAGGTCACCGACTTTCATTCTATCCACTCCCCGTGCTCCATGATATGATCAGCGAGGGGGACCGGCTTAAGCCAGTTCTCGCGAGAGCTCCAGTTACGCGGGCCGCTGTGTGGCATGTTGTCCGCGACTTCAGGTTTCTGCAGCACCTGGCGGACGAACTCCGAGCGGAGCCAGTCGGCGTCAGCGAGGAACTTGCCAGAGGCGCGCCAGGTCTTGAGGGCCTCGAAGGTGAGGTAGAACTTGTTGTAGTGCCAGATGTCGCTGCTGAACAGTGTGAGCGTCACACCCTCGGCGTCGAACTCGGCCTCCATAGCCCAGTCCTTCTTCCACTCCGGTCGCAGACTGCGATAACCGTAACCCAATATCGAATCTTCTCCTTTGGGGGTTCGTCCCCTCTTCGACATGTTTATTATACACCAGCGAGTGGCTTCTTGCACAAAAGACTAGGCTTTTTAGCACTATTTGACGTAGACTCTGTCAAAATTGATCGATATCGATCTACGCTCACCATCTGATTTAAATGGGTATACAAAGTGTGTAAGAGAAGCCGGAAATACATAGCAGTCACCAACATTAGGTTCTATCAGTGCTGTATTGTTACTCCATTCAACTGTGTTTCCATACATAAAACAAAGTTTTCCTCTAGCAGGAGCATGATCTAGATTGTCGTTATGCATTTCTTCTTCCCAATTCGGCAGCTTAAGAAATCCTGCAATGCATATGTTTGCGTTATTGTGAACATGCATAGGGTTGAAATCCCCCGCGTAAGACCTCACTACCCATCCGTTTCTTCTAACAATCTTCCAGGGTGCAGTGCTAAAATTAACCACTCCCATGGGAATTATTTGATTTAAGTACTCTTCAACGCAGCTTGTTAAAAACTCTGAGTAGGGCGCTAAGACCTCATCCTGCACTCTTACTTCTTGTGTTACTTTTCCAACTAATCGCGAAGACCAGTCTAGGTCAGCTATCTTCTCTTCGTCTTTCTCAACATTTTCAATATAGCTGTTGACTGCGCCGACCATCTCTGTAGGTAGCTTAAATTTTCCAATGCATGGACCAAAAGGTCGGATGATATCAATAGGCATGTATTTGTTCACCAAGTTTACAGAAAACTATAGTCAAACTGAAATTATCTTAAAACTCTATTTCGCTTATCGAGTTTTTAGCCAGGCTTGGAATAATGCCTCATCAATACCCATAGACTGCCTTATTTGTAGTCTTAAACCGGGATTGTCATCCTTTGAAGAGTTGTGCCACACCCATGCGCAGGTCTGTTTTTTCTGCTCCAGCAGTCCTGTTCTCATATCGAGCTGTTTCTGGATATCTCGTAACTCAATCTCAGACAACTCTATGTCTAGATCATAGTCTAGTAGCTTTCCTATTAGCGTAGGGCCGTCACCTTGCTCATACGCTTCTTGTATTTCTTTAAAATCTTCTGATGTGTCTTTGTCTAAGTTTTTGTCAGGGTGTGTAGCAAGTGCCAACTTTCTATGAATTTTCTTAAGTGACTCATTGGGCATCTTTAGTTTTGATTCGACGTTGTTTTTGTCATCTTTCATTTCAGTCTCATGGGCATATGACAATTCAAGATGAAAGTCTTTGTTAAATTCTTCTACGTACTGCAAATTGCGCTCTTCGTATTCTTGCTCTTCTAGCGACAATACTTCAGACTTGTAAGCTATGATTTTTAGTAGACGTGAATTACTCATGATGCTATTACTAAATAGTAAGAATACCGGCAGACTTAAATATTTAAAATTGTTAGAGAGGAATTTTGAAAGATATTGAAGTAGGCGATCTTGTTGCAGTCTTTGGAGGCGAGCATGGAAAAGAAACACATGTAGCTGATAGTGTTTCACTTTGCAAAGTCTTGGTAGTAGGTGAATCAGACTTGATCGTTGAGAGTAATTCTCTCTACACATCATCCTGCCATATCGTCCCAAAAAAGATATGCAAAAAAATGTTCTTAGAGCCGAACATTCTTACTGAAGCATCAATATTGACACCTCAAATCGGTGATCTAGTTGTAGCATTTAAAAAAGGCATAGGGCCTGGTGAATCAGAGAAGACTTCTGGGATACTTTACAAGATAACTTATAGGTTAGGCAAGCCTGATATGTGTGATCTTCTGTGTGGTACAGAAATGACTACAGTGTCATGGGAGAAGATACTAGTCGTTCGTAGGAATAACTAAAGCTAGATAATAATCTCTAGATGATCAGTTCTTACTACACTAATATTTCCTCGCACAGACTCCTTGCTCCACATTATACGTGAAAACTCAGTGTCAAATCCCTGGACGCTGTGTGAAATATTAGTCTCGATCACGAGACCTATCTCTCCTTGGCGCTCATACGAAGACCACGTAGACCCTTTAAGTCTGACCAAATCACCCGGGTTCATCAATTATAATCCTGCCAGGGTTGTCGATAGCGTCACGAGCGTCTAAGTTCATTAGTCTTGCTGCAGCACCTACAAGCTTCTTCATCGCATTAGATTTTCCAGTAATTACTATAAACGGAACATCACTCGAAGCACACGCCTTGACAATAAGATCCTCTACATCTGCATGTTTTACACCATGTAAGTCGAGGATTTTCATTTCGATACCTCGCAATTGCTAATAACACTTAACCACTCAACCGGTTCATAGTCAATCTGGCCTTCTCCATCGGACCACATCACACCAATACGATTTCTTACGATTACATCGTTTACAATCAGGCCCACACCTAGGTCCTGCGCCCGAAAACGTCCGGACGTAGCAGATTCCGGCATTACAACTAAATCACCGATTTTCACTAATAACCTCCAGAGAACTCGGCTTTATTGAGCATTGAGAACCATCGGGACGAAGTAACGTTGCATGTCCATTCATAAACCCTACAACTAGCATTGGTGTTCTATTCTTTGCGTAGTTAACAAACCACTGTGTTGTTTGCTCATTTACAGCAGAAAGACTAAACACTACTAAATCACCTGCCTTCACTTACTTCTCGGTCCACCACTTCCAAATGTAAATCGCAGCGGCCGCACCTACCAAAAATTCAAACATTATTCTTCTCCCTTCACAGCTCTTCTACAAGCGTACTTGTTTAAACGTGCTTTAGATCGTGACTCATCAAGAGTAGCTGCCCGGCCTCGCCACATCGCTGGTGTACCCCCAGCTGCGAAATGTGCTTTGCGACGAGCACCTGCTGATGCCTTTAAAGGATTATACTTTTTTCGGCGCTTACGTGACATACAATCATTCTCCTCTACATGATTATAATATCATGCGATCAGACTATTTACACAATTTGCGGTTTAGAAATTAGGCGGGCATGCCTTCTGCGGCATCGCCAACTGAAGCTTCTTCCGACTTCTTTGCTGCTTCATCTGCCATGGCTTCAAGCTCTTTAAAGTGATCACTTAGCTGTTGTGCCGCTTTCCCAATATTTTCTGCGCCTGCAGACATTAACTGTAAATCAGAGACGTAGTCACCCTCATAGCCTGTGGCTTTAACTGCTGAGGCAGCTGACTCAAGTCCTGGGACGACTGATCCTATTATAAACTCAGCTGCGGGAACTACTTGACTCATCATCTCTGAAAGTTTGGCAGTCTCATCTATTCCATCAGCTGCGGCTTGCGCAGATTCAAAATGTGCGCTTAACCATACGAGCCAACCCTTGAACGCGCCAATCCCTTTGTACAGACCCTCCAAAAGAGCGGCATCTTCTCCTGACTCCCATTCAGAAGCAGCCTCTTCACTTGGTGGCGCGAGACTTTTTACCTGCCAGGCATCTTGAATCGCCGTTATAGCTTCTTCTCTAGGCCCTTCCATGTCCACAAATACTCTTACAACTGTCAATGCCCAAATAGCTTTATCTGTGTTGTTTTCTTTTGGTTGGAGGTCAGCCCATTGTTTTGGTTCGGGTAATTCTAGTTCGCCTTGTATTTCTTGAGCAACTGTACCTGAGGCTGAAGTGAGATCTCCGGCGGACTGTGTAGCTGCAGCTTCTAGCTCACCTCCTAACATGCCGAAAAGCTTGCTAACTAACCCTTTGAGGATATCAAGCAAGCCTTCATCCAGGACTCTTGGGTTCTGTCTCTTTGCCTCTTTAATGCTTTCGCGAATTAGATTACGCAGGGCTTGTTCGTTTACCAACATATGTAAAACTTAGCCCCAAATTGCATAGCCGGCTAGCAGACCAATAGAAATTTCTGTGTATAGAAACAAGTAGTCAGACAAAGACCCTTTCCCTTTGATCAAAAGTAGCCATATCTTGCTATAGTCTCTAATTTCATTAATCATGTACTGTTTAGCTAGTCTGAGTTTATGCATTGATACACCCTTCTGATAGTACTACGGTCACCAAAGAGACATAACTAGCAATACCCAGCCAGGCGAATATATTCGCTACAGACCACAGGTGCTTCTTCATTTCTCTAGGCCTTCTTTAGACTTTTTGCTCCACTCATCCTCAGGGAGAAACTTTTCGACCTTAAACTTCAAGATAGACTTCCCATTAACGGTAGGATGTCCATGCTCATCGACACCGATCTCTTTCACGACAGTTCTTTTGTTTTTGAATTTGCCTGTCAAGATAACATCACCTTTCTTAAGATCTAGTGTGATTGCCTCTCTAATCACAGACCTCAACTGTTTTTCGGTGATTTTCATCTTCCCGACCTTTCAGCATCGTTCGAGCCATCCTCATATCCGGCGTCATAAGAAGTAGTAGCGTTATCTGCTACGGGATATCCATCGAGCCCATCCTGATAGCCTCGCTCATACTCCTTCGCTTCATAATCGTCGATCGGGTCTGCACTAATCTCTTCTCTGATGAGTCTTCTTAACTGTCTCTTCGTGATTTTCATTAGAATTTCCACCCTGTGCTTGGTGACCATGATATCGGTACTTCAACGTACCCACTCGCCATTTGCTTTTCTATCTTGTCAATCATAGCATCACCAAGAGCTTCTGGAACCTTTTGGCCGGATGCGATATAAAGTGCGCTAGGTACAAAGTCAAGCTCTGTCTCTCCTCCACTCACTAGAAGGGAATCGCCTGTGGGGCTCAATGTTATCGTGGTCTTGTAGCCCCGCTTCGAAGTTTGCCGGCTCCTTCCGAGGTGCTTGTTTCCTGCCGTACCAGGTTGTGCTTCAAACGAATCACCGGGTAGCATGCGGATGGGCTCGTCGGCCATTGCTTCTCTAATAATTCGTCTTAGTTGTCTTTTTGTGATTTTCATTTTGTTACCTACCATACATATCGAGCGTATCGACTGGGCTAAGAGATCCAAATTCGTCAAAGTACTCATCAAGGAGATTTCTGAGACGTATTAATGCTTCACCTTGCAATTCGAGCTTTAGTGCCACCCCGTCTTTTCTGTCCTCCTGTTTCAAAGTACCCGCAACATCCCTAACATTTTTGAGCACCTTATTCAATTGGTCTAGAATAGCTCTTTCCTCGGACTCGCTAGACTTCTCTCTTAAGATGCGAGCTTTCTCTTCTTTGATGATTCTTCGTAGTTGACGCTTAGTGATTTTCATTTTATTTTCCCTTAGATCGCTTCTTATCCGAAAGCCTGCGGTCCAAACTGGTCAAAGTATGACTCGAGAAGGCTACGGATACCCGCAATCTGGTTTAGAACGTCTTGTTCTTCGGAGTTAGCATCTCCCTGCTCCCATTCCATTGATCCATAGCTGTCAGCGTATGCCTCGAACAGGCTCATGGCGTCTTCCAGGTGCCCTAGAATAGTGCCTGCCTCAGATGTACTTACCTGCTCGCTTAAGATGCGTGCCTTCTCTTCTTTTATGATTCTTCTCAGCTGTCTCTTTGTGATCTTCATATTATCTTATCCACGTTTGATAGCCCATTACGTCTATCACCCCTATGTTTTCCGTTATCCCGTACTCTTTGACAGTACCAATGCGTATAACACCAGACTCATCAGCAGTTTCATAGGGAATCTGGCTCTGTTCCACAAAACCAGCTTCTAGCGCCCTAAGTGCGTCATACGCGTCAACATCGCTATAACCAAAGTCTGAGTCTTCATTAAGAAACTGGGACGCGTTAAAACCTTGCTCAGCTGCTTTAGCCATCGCAGCTGATATGTTGGCATCGAGGCTCCCATCCGGGTATGCCCACGGAAGATCACTCAAACCAGGGCCGCCCAGACTCTGATTCCAGTTAGATTCTCTGATGAGCTCTTCTTTAATAATTCTTCTAAGCTGCTTCTTTGTGATTTTCATTTACTTCTTTGCTCTTTTTTGGAAAAGGTGTCAACCCTTTAAGCAGTGCATGCCAAAATGTAATCATGTTACATTCTCCACAACATTAGTGTACCTGGATCGTACCACTCGGCAAAAAATCCATATGATTCAACAAAGTCGTTAAACTCTGTGTGAACTCCAAAATCATCATATGGGTCCATGCCTCCGGCATAAGAATCAAACAGAGGCACTCCATCAGATGCTGTAGTGCCGTCTTCACCACTCAACCAAATACCGCCAGGGCTAGACCCAAACTCTTCAGTAGTTTTCACCGCGAGTCCGTACTTCTTTTCAAGCGCGTCCATGAGCTGTCTTCTTTCTTCTCCGGAGACTCCTGATACAGCACCTACAACATCCGGAACACCCCCTTTGGGCATAGCTTCTTTGATGATTCTTCTAAGCTGTCTTTTTGTGATTCTCACTGATTTGCCCTCCATTATTTTGCGCTGGGTGGCGTATGTTGAATTAAGTGCCCAAAAGAAATTCTTTAGCTCAGCATATGGCACATTCCCATGAGCTGCAGCTGCTGCATCTAATATTGCTTCAAGTTCAGGCCTCCATCTTCCAGAGGTTTCACTGGGAATAACTTTGGTTTTCTGTGGCATTGTATACTCAGGGCTAGATCTTTCTGATATTCTTGCCCTTTCTTCTGTTTTTTGTCGCCTGATGTCTGACATTATATCGTTGTGAGCTACCTTGAATGCCTTACCCAACATCTCATGTTTCTCATGGTCATCTTCAAGGCCCATCTCTAAAAAGTATGTCGCCATGACGGAAGAAGCGGCGGGTGTGATATGGCCATTTTCTTTGACCCACATGGCATAGTCATCTGCTAGCTCGTAATAGTCAATGTCACTCTGCGGGAGTCCTTCATAGTCTGGATGGACTTCTTTAATGATTTTTCTTAATTGTCTTTTCGTGATTTTCACTATCTACTCCCACGATAAAGCTCATCAGCTATACCTTCCAGTTCTTGGGCTGTTTCTTCTGCGCCAAGAACTGTTATCATCTCATCAACTATCTCGTTAAGATCAATAAGTAGTTGGCTTAAGCTGGACTGAGACTGCAAACCTTGCTGTTCTGCATTTATCTTTGCAGCCTGCTCAGCTGATATCTCCGATATGAGCTTAGTCTTCTCTTCCTTGATGATTCTTCTTAATTGTCTCTTTGTGATTTTCATTTTACATGCTCTCTGCTGTATAAATTCTAAGATCGTCTTCATTGCCGTCAAAATGCCAGAGAAGTTCTTCCCATTCATCTCTCGAAAATGTATACTCTGCAGAGTCAGCAAGATCATACGCGACGTCTTCAACGCTAGGTCCTTGAGGATTGTCTGCTTGCCATTCATCTGCAGCAGTTTGTGCCCAGTCTCTGAGACGCTGGAGGAGATTGTCGATGTTTAATCGCTCCCTGTCTGCGGCGAGTTTTTCTGCTTTTCTTTTATCCTTGCGGTCGAAGTGTTTTCCGACAGTTTCGTCAAAAAGCTTATCCCAATCTTCTTTTGACAAGGTGTCGTTTGGGCTTAAGTTCAAATTGAGACGCTTCACCAGGTCAGGTACAGCCTCATCAGGCCAAAGACTGCCGGGTCCACCGAAATCAATAACCTCACCGGTGTCTTGATTGACGATATCTATAGCTTCTCGTATTACACGTCTTAATTGACTGCGTCTAATTCTCATGTAACACCTCCAGAAGCCTCAACTGCAGCAATAATATCTTCATATGTGAATTCACCGGGATATGCCGCTAGCGCATCATCGATCGCAATATTATTTGAATCAACCCCTGGTGGAATTCTCAAGCTATATCCCATCTCCCGGGCTGCTGCGAGTGCACCTTTTGGATCCGGATTTTTAGGGGGACCTCCATAGCTACCGCCTAATGAAATAGCATGACGCCCAGAAATAGGGGGGCCCGCAGTCTGACTCTGTTCACTAATAACTTCTTTAATAATTCTTCTAAGCTGGTTCTTTGTAACTTTCATTGTACCCTCGAATTGTCTGCTTTCCGGTTGCTCTTTCCACCAAGCCCGGGCCACCTTCATATCTTCTTCATTGTCAGGATCAAAAGGGATCCCTTCTGCTTGAGCATGTTTGCGATATCGCTTCCAGGCCATCGTTTCCCACACTGCATTCTTCACATGATCATCTTTCTCAGCTTGACTCTTTGATGCCCACCCAGATTCGGCTGCGGATGGCTCATTAGATGCCAAGCCGGACTCTTTCTCAGAGATATTTTTTGAAGGAATATTCTGAACAACTGCAGCTGTACCGGTGAGGTCAATCGCCGCTTTGGCCGCGGCACTACCTGGAGAAAGAAGCTCATCAAAATAAACCATACCATCTTCATCAACGATATCTATCATTTGAGCCGGTTCTGAGCCTTCGTCCCAATACATACCTTCTTCTTCTTGATATGCACCAGTATCAACTAGCGAGGGCAGATCAGCGACCAAGCTAAGCCCTGAGGTATTGACAGCTAATGGTGTCCCTTCGTATTTGCCCTTGTCTACTGAGAGATATATCGGCCGTGTGCCATAAAACTCATCAGCCCATGCTCCGCCCATTGTTTGAGCTGATTCTCTGCCAACCAGAAGACCTTGAGATAGAATAGCCTCAATATTTTCAGGCGCAGTAGAGTGCCACATTACCTGCTCCTTGATTAGGCTTTCACGTATAAGTCTTATGAGATGTCTTTTTGTAATCTTCATTAGGAGTATCAGTCGTAGTATGGAGTTGTTCTCTTTACTGGTTTACGCCGCTTCCTGAGAGTTGCGCCACCCTTCTCTAACATCTTAATGATATTATCAATAGTTGTTCCGGCCGCTTTTGCGTCCCTTTCGTCTACTACGAAGGTTGAATGACCTAAAGGCATTGTGCCCCACGGGGTTTCACTATCTTCAATTTGGAAAGCTACAATCTTGCCACCCCTGCGAATAGGCTGATAGGTCAAGTGCTCTACCTCACGCGGCTCGAGGCCGTCGTCTATTGCTTGCAGCTCTTTTTTGTCAGGAGATTTAGTAATATTTGCTTTCCGGGCGGTGTCCTGTGCTAAGCTGATGGCCATTCTAATCTGCTCAAGATCAGGATAAGTTGGGACTCCTAAGTCCGCTAATGTGCCACGGTCGTCTTCGAAAAAGCCATCAGCCTGGTCTAAGCCGTATTCATCGATAAAGACCTGCGCAATGTTGGTGATATCAGCATCACTTAAGTCCGAAGGATCTTCAGGCAAAACAGCAACTAACTTTTTCTCCCACGCATCCATCTCAGCCTGGCGCTCTTTCCAGGTTTTCACCTGCTCTTTGATGATCTGTCGAAGCTGACTCTTCGTAATTTTCATGAAGTCTATGCTTTCATTTTTGTGCTTTTTTTGATAATCAAGATATAGACCGGCTGTGGCGATGCTTGTTGACAATGCTCGAATGTCCAGAGGAACCCCTTTGTCATCGTCAGCATAATCACCGGTTGCGGACTCCCACTCTTTTATGATATCCCTTATTGTTTTTACTTGTTCAACGACACTAGCATGTTCTTCCTCTGAAAGGCCTTCTTTGTTACGTAAGTTCTTTTCCCACTTCTTGGAATCGTCGCTGTAATCCTGGTATTCTGGCCGGCCGCCGCCCTTCTTAAGAAATGGACCGATCGGAGCGCCAGTGAACTCGCTAATGTATGCAGCTATCTTTTCTTTAGCTGCTGCCTTGGCCGCAGCTTTTTTCTCTTTCTTCTTCTTGCCAAACCCTAGAAACTCGTTTAAAACTTCTTCTTTAATGATTTTTTGCAGAGCCTTTTTTGAAACCTTTATTCTCTTGCCTTCGGAGAAGCCGAACTTGCCCACCCTTGTATCATCAGCATTGCGGAGATAAAAGCCTGGAATTGCTTCCGCTTTCGCGACATACCGTGCATCAAAGGGAGAGTTATCGTTGTCTGCCTGTTTTCCTGTGACACTTTCCCACTTTTCCCTAATACTCTTAAGGGCTTCGTAGTGCTTTTTCATTTCTTCGTGTTTTTCGTCATCCATCCGAGGCTCGTGAGCAAGGCCCTTGTCCGTATAGTCAACACCAAGCACTTGCGAGTAATACTCGCCTTCCGGATCTTCCCAGCCCTTAACGTTATACGGTCCGCGTTTTGAACCTTTTTCCAAAAATGGACCAACCGGTGAATTACTAAAATCCTGAATGTACTTCAGGCCGGCCTTTTGTAGGTCAGCTGTCGCATTAGCTATCTTTTCTTTCTTCTTTTTGCCACCAAAGAACTCGTTCAACATTTCTTCTTTGATTAGGCGTTCGAGGTCTTGTTTTAACATTTTCATTATAGTATTAGTCCTGTGCAAAAAGCAGATAAAAGTAAAGCGCGCCAGACATGCTTGTTGTGGCCGCGCGTTAAGTCCCACCAAACAGTATCAATCTGCATCTTAAGATTATGGTACCAAGTTCTTTTCACTAGTGAACCTCTTTACACTTATTTCTGTGATAATAACTATGCACTAAAAGGATAACATAAATGTATCATGTTCACTCTCAGAGAGTACGTTCCATCCAGCTAGAGCATTTTCTGATACAGTACTGTGAACTTCACTGTCCCACAGCACTGAGTACTCAACTCCTGTTCTACCCTCAGGGTTTACATCAAGTATCACGCATGTTTCTCCCCATGGTGAAACTAGCATTTCACCTGACACATACACAGGTACTCTTAAGTCAGCTATTTCTCCTATAGGCAGAAGTCTGGATATAATTTTTGACAGAACATCTAATGCCTTAGACTTAATAATACTAGTCATCATTCTTTTCTTTTAGTGTGCCTTTGTTACTAGCATCTGTAATCTTGTTGATCGCCCAAAAGCCGACAGCGGTAGACAGTATACAATAGACTACAAGTAAAGCTGCACCCCACCAATCGCACGTTAGCACTTAGGCACCTCCTTGATTTTTATAGCAATCTTTAGTCACATCAAGTTCAACAACTGTTCCTACTTCATGAATTTTATCTTTGTCAATATCGAGCCAGATATCTGCAGGGTCATCAGTGCCTTCAAGCTGAACGTACCACTGTGTCCTGATAGTATCGTTAGAGATAAATTCTGAAGAGTACAACATGTGGCGGCCATCAGTTTTTATAGCCCTGGACAAAGCTTCTTTATCAACAGACATTTCTCTACCGTTAGCATTGTCAACCAGGTGCATGATTCCGCGTGTACTAGTTATCGTAACTCTTAGTTTTTCCATTTCTAGTGTTCTTTAAAAAGCTTGCAAAATTTCTGAAATTCGTGATCTGTACAGTTCAGCACAACGTTTCCGTTTTTGAGAAGTCGGGTAAACTTATAACTCCCAACTTCTGTTTTTTCAATTGTAAAAACATGTGACTTGTTGTAACCCTTGACTGTGACTTGTCCTGTTTTATTGCTCAACATCTTTTTTCTCCTTAGGAAAGTATTGAAATACAAAGTAAGGATAATAGTCATCTGTATTATCCGTACCAAAATAGAGCCAGACATGACCATCCTCAGCATCAACTAGCTGGTATCCTTCACTGGACGGCGCGCCGTAAAAACCTCCGCTGTCGTAGCGCTCTTCGATTATTCGGGAAAAAGTTACAAGTTTAACCCTGGCAATTGGCTGTGAAAAGAAAATACTGTCACTCTCTGTTGTGTAGTCAATGGCACCTAAACAAGATCTATAGCCATCATTAGGATCTTCTAGTACACGGAACACAACGTCGTCGACCTTGAAGGTATTACCACCGGTGTCAGCACCGTAAAAGTCTAATTGAGCACCTAGCAGACCCTTGAAATGATTCATAGCCATGATAGTAGCCTTGTCAGTGATACTCTCAGAGTAATCGTCCCATGTGCTGGCAACCCTGTGTGAAAATAAGTCTTTGTGTAACACAGTATCTTTCACTTTATCTCTTTTCCATTTCGAATAACTGTAAACTCACTTCTAATGTTATGAATGTTCACACCACAGTAACCATGCTCGTCACGATAGTTAACAGGCGGTTTATTAGCCCACTCAACACGAACATGCTTCTGGTGACCATATGAATCATGATCGATCTCTCTCACAAGTCCCACGTGACGCTCTTTCTCAGTGCGGCACGAACAATGAGCGTGATAGTCAGTATCACGACACTGGACAACTAAGAGATCTCCGATCTGTGGCATTCTAGACTCTCTAAACATTAAAGTCTTTCTTTCCCGCCTTTTCAGCTAGTTGAGCTCTCATTGTCAAAAGCTCCCCCTTGTAAAGAATCACAACATGTCCCATAATCTTATCGTGCTCTACTAAGATACCGACCCTTTTCTTTTCAGCCAAACTCCAGTTCTCATTATAGTCAAATTCACCCCATTTAGCGAATCTGACCATATCACCGGGCTTCATCGATAATCTCATGCCTGCCATCAGCATACTCTACCAGGCGAGAAACATTATTGTTTTCGCATAAGTTTTCCCAATAACTAGGCGACGCAATTTTGGCTTCCTCACCTACTAAATGCTTAAACCAAGCATGCAAAAGTCCCCCGGCAATGACACTAGTAGGCCTGGGTAGGAAGAACTCACCAGACGCAGACTTAATAAAAATTGTTTCTCTCTTTATTGTATCGCTCATCTAGGTTTTACTGCCTCTCTTTCGTAGCCGTCAATTACAACTCTATCACCCAGGTGATAAACGCGGATCTTTGTCATGATGACTTCTGGTTGAGTGTATAGATGCTTAAGCACAACCTCAGCGTCTGGATTCATCGTCTCCAAAGATCGCATCACATCACTTACTTTCATCAGTATCTCCTCTTTCTATCAGTTCAATATGTTCTTTTTTCACGTACTTTATCTCGCCGTCTATCATGACTTCTGCTATCTCTCCTGCCATGTACATCTTTCGTGGATTCCTTATTATAATCCCTACTTTTGTAGTGACAGGCGAGCTCTTGAGTCTTATCTTAACGATATCGCCTACGTTCACTGCGTCTTTCCCACAACGTCTCAAAAACTCCATGAACCATGGTTTGAACTAGCTGAACGATCAGGGTTACACCTGTCGACTTTCCAATGTCACCCGTCAATATCCATAATGTCACTAACATCGAAACAATAGATACTAGGCGCCACGAAATTACCTTGTAAAAAACTGTTTTCTTATCCATTCGCAGAACACCCAACCCTACTAAGTTCAATTGCTTCCTTGACATTTCGTGTATAGTCAGCATAAAATGCGTCAGCTTCCGGTACATCGGGGCGCCTCCCGTGTACTTTTAACGCACCATCTATATTTTCACCACGAGCAGTAAAACTTATAGGTGCCCCATTGCTTCTAACATCTATCCAAACTTCTTGATAGGAGTTTTGTATATCAGGCAAGTAACCATTCTTAAGCAGTTTGTTTCGTGTACGTTTGAGGTTTAATTTGCCTCTCATCTAGGCACCTCTTTCATCGAACATGCATAGATAATTGTGCCCAAGACCACAGCAATTGCTACAAAGAGAGAAGAAGGGTCAGGACTAGAAACTGTGACAATGTTATGATAGAAAGTCCACATACTACCACCTCCATCCCATCAGGGCACAAACTTCCTGAAAAAATGTGTCTGGGTACTTAGAGTAGTTGTAATCCCGACATGTCGGGCCGTATTCACTAGCAGCCCCTTTGTAGTCAGAAGGCGTATATCCTAGTGCCCCGCCATCACCGCCATTAGCCATGTCAGCATACTGTTGGCGAACTTCTCGTAGCATGCTACTGCCGGGTACAACTTTTTCCATTTCCTTGTAGTACATTACAACTTCAAGTGCTGTCTTCATGTCATTCATGTTAATATGCCTTTCTATTTTTAGTGATAATCTGCTTCGTCAAAGCCGGGTGCTAGCACCATAAGATGAACGATAGGCGCATCCAAATCCTCGGTAGACTCCGATTCCCAGTAGGACCAGCCAACAAACTGCCGGGTACCAGCCTCTGAGTCGGCGTAGAAGGTAGGGCCAGAGTGCGCATACACAACCGAACGGCCTGACAGATCGTATACAGCCAGCTCGTTAGGGGGCGTAGCACGATGGCGACCAGGCAGAGAAGCTAACGGTACAAGAACTGTACCACCTCCCGAAGGGGTATCAGCTGAAACATAGGTAAAATCTGAAAAGTCGAGCATTGTTGTATCCTTAAACTAGTTCAACAGAGTTGGTTGTACCACCCATAAGCTTGCGCGTACCGTTAACCGGTGGGTAGATTTTCTTCGGCCAAGCCTCGCGCTCCTCACCGCCAAAGACGGCGCGCTCGACTGCAATAACATAGCGGTCACAGCCACCGTGAGGCTCGATTCCAACAACCTCACCTTCCATATAGCAGGCCCGTTCGCCTGTAAGGTCACGGCAGTAATCGAAATCGAATGAGCGAACTTTACAACCAACTTGAATCATGGGATTCTCCTTCCCTTCGAAGACATTAATATTATACACTATCTGCAATAGACTTGCACTAGTTTTCTTTATTTTGTCGAGGCAACAGTTGCCAAAATACTTTTAGAGGCAACAACCTTACCACCTTTCCTATAGTCACCGATTGATTGTACCATAATCAAATTAGGTTCGCTTAAGGGACTATCCATCACTGTAACCTCATAAGACATTCTATTGTCATCCATATAGGTTCTTTGTATGACAACGATAGGTGCTCCAGAATGCTCTCTAATCATTCTTTTAATGTCACTTACAGGTTTATTCATGGACATAAAATGGTTAATCCCAGAGATGGCTGCGTGTTTAGCTATTGTATCTCTTCTGATATTGCCGGCTATCATACTGTCTATGCGGGAAGCAGAAAAGAGTGCCATGGCCGAAAGACCCATTAGAGTTGTTATCACCAGTGTTAACACTAGGGTCATTCCCTTTCGACGTGAACTATCGAATATTAAGAATGACATTTCGTCTCGGCAAGCGGGGTATTCTATTAGGCACAGCCTCTCTTAGGTTGTCTCCTACCCAAGTATTAGTTTTAGACTTACAAGCTTGAGTTGAGTACCCGCGTGTAATGCACATGTGTTCTAGAGGCTTAACAGTCTCACAGTAACACCTCATCTTATTTGACAGTGATTGTTCTGGTGTATAGTTGTATACAACTCCAGCCGGAACTAGATGATTAGTACCTGGAAAATACTGTCGACACGTAATGGTCGATTCTGGATGATGACTGGGGAGACTTAGCAAGATCAATATTGATGCTATCATACTTTTCCCTTCTAACAAATTGTAAGTTTAGGGTACCAATTGTTTAAGCTGCGATTATACTTACTAACATGAATTCAGTGTCGCTGCTCCGCATGCTTATTAGAGAAGCCCTTCTAGAAGAAGGGATATATGACCCCAACATTCTCAAGGCAGTGTTTATGGCGGGTGGCCCCGGAAGTGGAAAGTCACACACAGCAAAACTAATCTTCGGAGGCGACACAGAAAACAACCTCTCTTCTGCTACAGCAATGGGCCTCAAACTTGTCAATTCAGACCCGGCATTCGAAGCTAATCTAGAAAAAGCAGGAATAAGCCCCAGCGACTTAGCAACAATGTCTGATGAAGAGTTTGAGAAGGTCACAATGGGTCCGGACTCTCCCCGAGGAAGGGCAAAAAGAACTAGGGACACACAGAGCGGACATTATGTCGATGGTAGATTAGGTGTTGTTATCGACGGCACTGGGGATGATTTTACAAAGATCTCAAAAAAGAAGCACGAGATGGAGCAACTAGGCTATGACACCATGATGATCTTTGTCAATACTTCTTTAGAGGTTGCTCTAGAAAGAAACGCAGCCAGGAAAAGAAAGCTTAAACCTGAGCTAGTCGAGGACATCTGGAATGATGTTCAACAGAACATGGGATCGTTCCAAGGGTTGTTTGGCGGTGGCAATTTCATTATCGTGGATAACACCAAATATGGGCCGATCTCTGCGTCTATCGACAAAGCAGTCAACGCCTTTCTTCGAAAACCTATTGAAAATCCTATAGGAAAACGGTGGATAAAACAGGAACTTGATGCAAAGGGTTCAAAAGCTAAGCTTCCTAGAAATAAGCCTGGCGCAGGAGGCGGAGCTAAATCCGCTCGCAAGATATCTAAACTATCTCATCCTAGACAAGAATCTTAGAGGCTGGTATCAATTACCTGTAAATCGACAGCGTCTACCCAGTGTGTTGATTTTGGCCATTGAACTAGAATCATCATACAGAATCCTGCGCGCTTGCGATCCAGCACCACACCAATGCGGTCAGTATCTCTACAGCGAACCAAATCATTTTTCTTCATTTACGAAACCGTAAGTACGCCGTTGTCTGTTTTAACCTGTGCTTCCCATCCAGCAAGACTAGGCATTGTATTAAACAGATTCTTAGCAGTGACCTTTACTCCGGCAGTGAGTGTACAAAAGCCCCGTTTGTAGTCATACTTTTCAGTTGAGTACTCAATCAAATCAACATCATAGAAGTTTTCATTAATTTTCTCTGTAAGATACTCTGAAAACGTAAAGTCACGGTCGTACTCCTCAAGAAACTCACTGTCTCGAAGAGTCTCTAGAATGTTTTCTCCGTATGCTGTCTCTGCGTTGAGACCCGGTGTCGATACTAAATTAGCATATGCGGAAACAACAGACGTCTCCTCTAGTGCTGTTTCTACCTCAGACTCATTGTGTACAAAAACGTCAGTACCTTCGGAAAAAGTTAAAGTTACAACATCATTATCATCTAGATTAAGATTTTTAAGCTTATCAATAGTGTCTACCACTTTAGAACTCCTTGTGGATTATCTCTTATATAGACAATATTAGATAATTTTCATTCGATTTACAACATTGGATTGACACGTTGTAACATAATATCACTGCACCATGAGATAGATCCGTCATCGAACATAACTTCAAATTCAACAAACCCATCATCCATATGAATAGCATCAATTATGACCCCAGTAGACTGTGCGGATATATTGGGTAGCCACTCTATGTTCCCTCTAAGTGCCACTAAATCACCTATGTGCAATTTATAACCTCCAAATACCTACGTGATATCCATGTTTCTTCACTATCATAACCCGCGTCCGGATGAAATCGAACTAATGCAGCCTTGTCATTTCCTAGCAAAGCTGTCTCTATAATAACGCCTACATGACCGTATTTGTCCCTGACTAGATCACCTACTTGCACTGTCTAGTTCATCTTCGTACAGGCTTTCGACTTCACCGCCGGTCCACAAGACTTCAAACAGCTGAGGAACTGTTTTAGGATCGTGTGCCCCAATAATCACACCAAGTGATGTACCTCTTTCAGCAACATATTCCGGCACATCCTGGCGGATCATCACTAAATCACCTACGTTCATTTTTCTTCTCAAAAATAGATGGGAGCAATATCACAAATCCTACGATACCGCTTATGACAAAAAATAAGATCGCGCTTGACATAAATCTCTCCTAAAGCACTTTAGAATTAGTACCTATACTCTTTAGACTTATACGGTCCTTGCACTGCAACACCGATGTACTCAGATTGTGATGGTGTGAGTATATCAAGCTGTGCATTCACATGGTCTAAGTGAAGTCGCGCAACCTCTTCGTCCAGGTGTTTTGGCAAAACATAGACTTTATTTTCATATTCATTAGAGTTTTTCCACAACTCAATTTGTGCCAAAACCTGGTTTGTAAAAGAGTTTGACATAACAAATGATGGGTGACCTGTTGCACAACCTAGGTTGACTAGTCTTCCCTCTGCTAGCAGTATGATGTCTTTATCGCCGGCGTGATAAATGTCTACTTGGGGTTTAACATTAGTTTTCTTCCAAGTTTCATTCAGCCAAGCAACATCAATTTCATTATCAAAGTGACCTATGTTGCATACAATAGTGTTGTGATTCATTCTCAGAAAATGTTCGCTAGTAACAACATCTTTGTTGCCAGTTGCTGTCACTACTATGTTGGCCTTCTTAACAGCCTTGGACATAGGCAAGACCTGAAAGCCATCCATTACAGCTTGAAGTGCACAAATTGGATCGATCTCTGTAACAATAACTCTGCATCCAGCAGAAGCTAAAGAGGCTGCAGAGCCTTTTCCTACATCTCCATACCCAGCAACGACCGCAACTTTGCCTGCCATCATTATATCGGTGGCACGCCGAATAGCATCGACGCAAGATTCTTTGCACCCATACTTGTTGTCAAATTTTGACTTTGTAACAGAGTCGTTAACGTTTATTGCAGGCACTGGAAGCCTACCTGCCTTTTCATACTCATTGAGTCGCAAAACGCCTGTTGTTGTTTCTTCTGTTATCCCTACGATATCTTTGCATGCATCTGGGTAATTTTCCAGCATATGCTTTGTTAAATCACCACCGTCGTCTAAGATCATATTAGGAGGTGACATCCCAGAATCGAATAGAATTACTTGTTCCAAGCACCATTCATAGTCTTCCTCAGTCATGCCTTTCCATGCATACACCGGAACACCTTTTGCAGCAATATATGCGGCAGCGTGATCTTGCGTTGAGAAGATATTACATGTCATCCATCTAACTTCTGCACCCAACTCTAACAGTGTGTCAATCAAAACAGCAGTCTGAATTGTCATATGTAGACATCCTGCAACTTTGGCACCTGCGAGAGGTTTACTTTCACTGTAGAGTTTACGAAGCGCCATAAGCCCGGGCATTTCAGACTCAGCCAGCCTTACTTCTTCTTTTCCCCACGCTGCTAGTTCAATGTCAGCAATCTTGTAATCTGTCATTACCACTCCTCTTTTTGGCCAACCCAGTCTTTAAACTGATCCTTTCCGCCTCTGACGCCCCAGTCAGAATCGACTGTTAGCTTTGACGATATGCCTCCTCTAGGGTTACATGTCATAACCAAACGCAAACGAGTCGGCTCATATGCAGCCATCATGTCATCGTATATCACATTAATAATTCTTTCATACGAATAGATCTGACTTCTAAATGCAAAAAAGTATTCCTTTAAAGACTTAAGTTCAATTACTTTGTCGCCGGGATAAAAGGTAATGTACAGATGTGCAAAATCAGGTTGATTCCTGCAGCCTTCAAATGTGAGCTCTGGAATCTTCATTTTAATTTCGTATGCATCTTTGCTAGGGTTTGGGATCGACTTAAGAATGTCTCTATTCTTGTCCCATTTTCTTTTTTTACTCATCAGGTATTTTCCAAGGTGATAAGAGACCGGCTAGCCATCTAGGTGCTTTGTTCCAGCTGTAGCCTCCCTCTTCTTTCCAGCTTTTTGTTCTAAACCAGCTTGATTTTCCTAAAGACTGGTTCATCATCGCATCATGCGGATAGACATACCAGCAATTCTCACGCTTAGAAGGAAAAGCTATGTACAACTCTTTTCCCGTATACTTTTTGTCTAAAGTAACTCTTCCTTTTAGCTGAACTTTCATCACGTTGCCATCGCTCGACCTGTAAAATAGAAGATCTGCACCATGTTTATCACCGTTAATCCTAGAAGCCTCTAGGTAGCCCCACTTAGCCATAACAGCCATGAGGTGAGCGGCGTTAAATGACTCTTTTTCTTTGTGTCCTAGCTGATGATACTTTATTTTTGGACCGAGCCAGCAACCACTCATGATGTTGCCTCTAACGCAATGTCGAGGACTTCATTTAACTGTTTGACAAAGTGAAAATTCATTTTGCTTTGTACGTCCTCTGGGATATCGACGATGTCTTTCTGGTTGCGCTCAGGCAAGATTACATTATCAATGCCTGCTCTGTGTGCTGCTAGCACTTTTTCCTTCACACCTCCGATAGGCAGGACATTCCCTCTAAGACACATTTCTCCTGTCATTGCTAGATCGCCGCGCGCGCGAACATTAGTCATAAGGCTAGTAAGCGCTGTGAGCATCGTCACACCTGCACTTGGCCCATCTTTGGGAATTGCACCTTGAGGAACATGAACGTGAAAGTCATTTTGAGAGAACGTCTCAATCGGAATGCTTAGGTCATCTGCATTTGCCTTTAGATAGCTCATAGCAATCTCAACAGACTCTTTCATGACGTCACCTAAGTTTCCTGTGAGTTTAAGTTTGCCGTCGCCCTTGTTCATAGTAGCCTCAATAAACAAGATGTCACCCCCAACTGAGGTCCAAGCCAACCCCGTAGTAACCCCGGGCATTTTTGTTCGCTCAGCAGTTTCCGGAATGTGCTTTTCTGGCCCCAACATATCATTTAAGTCTTCGCATGTGACTTCCATCGATTCTCTTTCATTTTTGACCAAGCTTACAGCAAATTTTCTACAAATAGTGGCCAGCTCTCTCTCGAGATTTCTTACTCCAGCCTCTCTCGTATAATTTACAATCACTTTTTCTAGTGCAGCTTCGTCAATGGTCAAAGTACCTTCTTCGAGACCGTGCTCTTCAATTTGTCTAGGCAGCAAATGACGCTTAGCAATTTCAGACTTTTCATGTACAGTATAGCTTGATACGTCAATCATCTCCATTCTATCCAGAAGCGGCCCAGGGATGCCTTCCGTGCTATTTGCGGTTGCAACGAACATCACCTGTGAAAGATCAAAAGGTACGTCCAGATAGTGATCCATAAATTCACTGTTTTGAGCAGGGTCCAGAACTTCAAGCAATGCGCTTGTCGGGTCACCTCGCCAGTCTCTTCCTAGCTTGTCAATCTCATCAAGAATGAGCACAGGATTTTTACTACCGGCCCGCTTCATTGTTTGAATAAACTTACCAGGCATGGACCCGATATAAGTTCTGCGATGACCACGAATCTCGGCTTCATCACGTACACCTCCCAAACTAATGCGCTGATAGTTTCTATTGAGTGCCTCTGCAATAGATTTCCCTAGGGATGTCTTTCCTACACCCGGTGGGCCTACTAAACACAATATGGGTGAACGTCCATCTGTCCTAAGAGAGTTGACTGCGAGGAACTCTAGGATTCTCTCTTTTACTTTCTTGAGACCGTAATGATCACGATCTAGAATTTCTTCAGCATTCTCAATGTTATGGTTGTCCTCAGTAACCTCATTCCATGGAAGTTCAGAAAGACACTCAAGATAAGTCCTCACAACGGTATACTCAGGTGACGTTGTCTGAATGTTCTTAAGACGCTTAAGTTCTTTGTCAGCTGCTTTTTGAGCCTCTTCTGGGAGATTGGCATCAAGAAGTTTCTCTCTCATCTGATCAATGAACTGTTCATCATCTTCATCGTCGCCTAGTTCTTTTTGAATGCCTTTTACCTGTTGTCTAAGGAAAAAGTCTCTCTGGTTCTTGCTCATTTCTCCTGTAACTTCTGAGTTTATCCTCTCTGAAACTTTAAGTGCTTCAATCTGACCAGATAGAATCTCTAGTGTGAGACGCATAATCTTTTCAGCATCATCCTCTTCAAGAATGTCTTGCTTTTCTCTCACAGGAATAGTCATATGTGTGATTACTGTGTATGCTAAATGAAGCGGCGATTCCGCTAGGCTCATTAAATCTAGTGATGATGCTGGAAACTTCGCCAAGATTTCAATGTACTCGTTCGCCAATTGGTTCAAAGAGCGTGTGAGTGCAGTAATTTCAAAGGAATTAATTTCTTCCGTGGGACTTCTTTCAATCTTCGCCATAAAGTATGGGTCATCTTGAGCAAACCTGACACACTTAATACGCTCTAGTCCCTGAACGACTACTTGTAGTGTTTGATCACTATCTTCGTACATCTCCAAGACACGTGCAGCAGTACCTACATTATATAGATCTTCATACGCAGGGTTATCTTCAGCTGCAACTTTTTGAGTCATGACAGCAATAATAGACCCTGGCTGGAGATCGTCAAACAACCTTAGTGTCTTTGGTCTTCCGATAGCTAGCGGCATAAGTGACCCAGGAAAAAGAACTGCGTTGCGCAAAGGCAACACTGGGACAACGTCTGCGATGTCTTCGTCTGCTAGGGGTTGAGAACTAAGCTCATACATTTTTCGAAATTTCATCTACCATCCTTTTTAGCATCAGGTATGATCAAGTGTAACAATAACCAATTTATTGAACAAATAAAAAAGGTGAAGGGCATTGCCCTTCACCTTCGTGGTTTAGACCCTACATTCGATTACTTGATTGCAATTTCAAGTGGCTGAACTTCAGGCCGTGTAGGAACAGTAACTGTCAACAGGCCATTTTCAAAAGATGCCTCGACAGAACTGAGATCTAGATTGTCATCATAGTTCACATACGTCTTCTGGAAACTACGTCTTGCAATTCTGCGATTATCGCTCGACGCATCATCAGAATTTGCAGAAACAGTGATACTTCTCTTTTCAGGCTTTACTTCAATGGAAAGATCTTCCTTAGAAAAGCCTGCGAGTGCGAACTCCATCACAGTGTGACCCTCATCATTGCGATAGATGTCAGCAACTGGATACCCTGAAGTTGTCCTCTTTAGGTGTTGAGGAAAGTCCATGAAAAAATTGTCAAAAACGTCATCAAAGACGGTGCGACCCAAAAGGCCTGGACGATACGCTGAACGCGTGGTAAGTGCATTGCTCATAATTTTCTCCTTTTCTATAAGCGAGTTGCAATAAATGCCGCCGAGATCCCACTATGGCAATCTCTTTGGCCATGTAATAAAGGTAATCACACTTTATCAAAAGTACAATTTTTTGTGCAATTTATAGTGAAAATACTAGCACAGTGAGAATGTAAAACATCGGAAGGATCAAAATTCCACTAACTACATCAATCAGCATCTCTCGTTGACGCTTACGACGCTGAATGGTTGCCCAACGCTCGTTTTTCTTCTTTCGCGAAAACACAAATGGGAGTCTTTTAGACATACGAGACATAAAAATATCCTCTTTCTGTTATCAATATAGTAATGTATAAGCTACACTATGTGCTTGTACAACTTTAGTGATCGTACCTGTTATCCAGCCCCATCTGATCGTCTTCACAACCAGCATGATACCCGTTCATATAATACATGTCTTCTGGGTGTGAAGGCTCTCTTCCAAGATAACCGTCTTCGTATCCCTGACGGTATAGGGTGAATGTTCCTGTCGACATTTGGGTTCCTTTTGTCTCGCCTATTTCTATGTATTTTAGACAGAGGCTTCATGGTTATACAATTTGTCCATTGTTGCAACAGACTCAACGGCAATCTGTTGACTTTCAACTGTCTTAAGCGTTGTCAACATAGCATTAAGCTGTTCCGCATGTTTTTGCTGTTGCTCAATCTCTCTTTTACACCTTTCCATACGATGCTCAATGTCTTTGCAGGTCTCTGCATTGAGCGCAGATACATCATCGACTGTTCCAAACTGCACAAACTTGACCCTGATATCTGCAGGGTCTCTTAGAAGGTAACCAAAAAAGAGACCTGCTGTCTCTTTGGCTTCGGCGTAGCTTCGAGCGAAAAGATTGGCAATGACTCGCCTACCATAACTCTCAGAAACAGCGTAAATCCCTTCTCCTCCTGATCTGCCAACTTGATATACTGCATCTTCAATGCGTTCCCACACCTTATTAGCACGACGGTTTAGCGTAGCCTTCTTTCTAGCAAGAGACCAGTCAGACTGACCATCAAAATCGCGACTACGAATATACTCACGAACATCACTTCTGTCCTTAAAGCCTAGCTTAAAAAGAGTCACATCGTCATATCCAAAGGAAGGGTCTGATGGCACTGCCAACTTCTTATACTTACGAGCACGATAACAATATTCACTGTCTCGCACCTCATAAGTAATGTTTGCACCTTCAGGCCCGCTTGGGCGCCGGCGCATGAGATCGTTGATAATATCGTCCTTAGTCACTTTTTCTCCTTAGTATGACATGTGAACTATTTAGCAAGAAACTTGGTTGCCCGTTCATAGAGCTCTTTGTTACCCTTGGTCAAGACTTCGAGCAAGAGCTCTTTTTCAGCCAGGTATACTTTTGCAAAACGTGGGTCGTTTTCCAGAATATCAGAGGAATTGCTTATAAGATCTGCTAGCTTTATAGTCTGTGCTCTCGCAGAAGCCTTAGCTGTATGCGCTCTATCAAGGGCTTTTCGCGTTTTCCTGTTGCCGTCTTCGGGTTTGCTTACATCTGTAAGATCATCTACTAGTGAAGCAATATCATCACCAAAGTGCTGTCTGATATCGGTTATAGAAGTTGGGGTATCTTCAACTACATCGTGAAGAAGCGCAGCTGCTAACATCTCGTCGTCATGCTCAACAGTTTTCACAATTGACATCACTTCGACTGGGTGCACAATGTAGGGTTCACCGGTGTACTTTCTTTTTTGAGACGAGTGCGCTTCGGTAGCAAACTCTAATGCTTTTTTAACAACTGGGTTCATATTATTAAACCCCCTGGATCCGGATCATGTGAAGAATGTTAGGGTGCTTAGTAGCCTTCCATCCACTGAGCATCTCAATCAGCTTAATAACGCTGTTGGTGTCTTCTTGGTTTTGAAAGGTGACGAGCCACCCGTCAGTGCCACCCATCTCAGTGACACCATCAAAGGCTTTAATAATGTGATCAACTGCAGAAACAGGGGCAGTTTTTTTAGGTCCCATCTTCGCTTCTCCTCTTTTCAAAATCTATTCCTTAAAGACATGTCTATTATAACATGCTGTCATATCTCTTGCACAATATCGTAGTGATTAATTAGTCCGACTTGTATTTTCCCACAAGGCATCAATACCTTAACACCTCTCCCGGCGATACCGTAAACAATACCACATTGATCAGAGTATTTAGTTTTTGCAGGGTTTCCAAGATTGCGAACCTTCCACCACATCTCATATTTCATTTTTACCAGATCACCGACTTTCACTGATTACCTCAAGACAAAAGTCTGTCATCCTACCGATATGCCCATTCTGGAACTGTATGCTAAAGCATTGATGAAAATGAGAGCTTGGCCCACTTAGAGGTACTTCTTCGATGATCAAGCCCACGGTGCCATCTGGTGTATGTCGTGAGCCGTATTTCTTGATCACAACCAAGTCACCGACTTTCATTGATTACCTCAAGTTCATATTCCCGCTGCCAACCGATTTGTCCTCCGAGGAAATCCCACATGACACCATGAGTGCCGCCAACAGTAGTGCGAATCTCCACCAAGAGGCCTTTCGCGGCTCCGGGCTCGGACTCGTTCTCTCCCTTGAATTTTACAAAATCACCGACTTTCATTGTCATAAATCTCCTTTGCAGCAAAGAGAAAAATCCAGACCAAAAGAACTAACGCTAGTATTTCACTGTCATTCATTTAAGTTTGTCCTGTCATTTTTAGCATAACAATAGAGTAGTATTCGAGCTCCATATCCATCTCTTCAGTTATACTTCCGTCCGACCAAGCGACAACAAATGTGGCTGTGTTGTGTGGTCCTCTTGAGGTTTCTTCAACAATAATACCACACATGATATCAGGCCAGACATACGATCTGGTTACTAGATCACCGACCTCCACTAATAACCTCAAGAAGGCGGCAATCATATACTGATGTGCCCCCATTGACAATGACTGCACATGCAGGAGGATACTCTTCCTTGACCCATTTAACAATCCCAATATAACCGGAGTCAATATACTTTGGGTCATGCCTGACTTTTACCAGATCACCGACTTTCACTTATCACCTCAGCAACCCGAAAGAAGTTTCTCTGTGGGATTACAACAAAACCATCATTACATGAGACCCGGTAGTGGTATTCAATATTAAAGTCACCATTAGGGTTACCATCCGGCACACACTTGCGAATCTTCTCTACAATCAAGCCAACCTTACCGGTCAGCTTTATTCTTATCATGTCGCCTATTTTCATATTAAACCACTACCTCGATTAGCGAGCGCTTGACGTAGGTTTCTTCACCAGTCTCAGTGCAGAGAATCTTGGTAAGACCACCTGTCTTATTGCCCCAGCCGAGTCGAACCGAAGCACGAGCCCGAAGGACTGTGTAGACACGATCACGGTGGAGATAAATAGTGCGCGATTGAGGGGGGAGCTTCGACTCACCGGCCGAGTTCATGCCCTTCGAAGCATCAGAATCGTACCAAGCGGCCGTTTCTTCAGCCGTTACAGGACGACGGCTCTCAACAGTTCCGCGTTCGTCGTTAAGATAGTTCGTAAGCGGGAACCGACGCCCTCCGCCCTGCTTCTCAGTGAAGCACACGGTGGGGTTAAGTCGAACGAGAACGCCTTTGGCAATTTTGTTTTCCATGAAAACCTCTCCTTGTTTATAATGCTATTATACACCATGTGCTCTCTTTTTGCACCCGCGTAATGATAAAAACATATTAATTGCGCGAAAGCATCCAGCCTCATTATAGTTAAAAACGAAGGGAGATAACATGCACCGTCGCGGCGACATCTTCCTCCATTTGCTCCCAAGCATTCTGGTTCTGCTCTTGGTCTTCAACTGCGGGTGCACGACTGATTATACTATCATGACTCGTGAAAGAGTTGTAGAAGTAGAGAAAGTCATTGAAGTGCCCATCTATATCGAAGTGGAAGTCCCGGCCGAGGGTGAGGTTCAAGTCGATTCGTTCTTTCAGTCGCACGCTGTCAACGGAATAGACATACTCTGGGTGATAGATACCAGCGGATCCATGGACGACAACCATGCTGAGCTGATTAACGGCATCTCAGCAATGATGAATGCGCTCCCGCCTCAGGGCTGGCGGTTAGCAATGATCCCGGCAGACCCAAATGGTGCACTTCAGTCTCAACAATTTCCACTAGTGCCCGGAGACGACGTAGTCGACGCTGAGCTGATGTTCATGAACATGCTCACAGGCCCGGGTGAGGACGGCTTTGATGCAGTTTATCACTACGTTGTAGAAAACGAATATGCTGACACATGGATGCGATGGGATGCAGCGCTATTGGTTGTGTTTGTGTCAGACGAAGAAGAGCAGAGCAGCATTCATCTTCCCACAGTACAAGATTTTATCGGTTGGTTCGCCGGCATACGCCCTTCAGTGTACCTCTCCTCCATCATCAACTTTCCAAATGAAAACTCTTTTTGCGATCCCCCAGATCACGAAGTTGGCTACAAATACATAGAAGCAACACAGCATTTCGGAGGAGTCACAATCGACATATGTAGTTCAGATTGGGCTCCCGGTGTAGCAGCTGCTTCTTCGCTTGTAGAACCGGTGGAGGAGTTGGTACTCTCTAAGACACCCATAGAATCAACAATCAAGGTTTTTATTGATGGTCAGATGGATATCGGCTGGGTGTATGATCAGGGTTTAAACAAAATCGTATTCAGTCCCATCCCGGCCGGCGGGAGCTTGGTCGAAGTAGGCTATATCATCGATCCGAATGCATAAAAAGTGCCCTCTGGACACTAGGAGCTCCTCAGACGCCCTCAGAAACCTCTCTAGATGTACTTGCAGTAACCCTTAACAATACCATTGGTGATTGTGCAAAAGTCCAACAGAGATCATTCTAGAGCATCAATTTTTCATGCTTTGCCGGTGTAGTACGCTGCAATTGCCTTTTTAAGATTTTCAGCAGACTTCATCTTCATATTGAGGGTGCACATTGTCTTTTCTAGCTCTTTTTCTGCAATAACGTACATCATGATGCCGTAGCCATAATGCTGATTCGGCGGCATGCTTGTAGGCCCCACTTCCCATTTTACCGGGGTGAGGTCATGATCTGTTTCGACGTAAAGGTACCAGTTTCTCACTGCTACTCCTTTCTTGTTTAAGTCTGTCTTTTTCCCCGGCAGGGCAATCGCATATAACTAAAGTCACTCTACCGGCAATGTAGGCTTGATAACGACCATAGCCGTAACATTTTAAGCATCGATTTTGCTTCACCTTCACTGTATTACCTCAAGTTCTCTTTCGTAAGCTGTATCGAGCGAACCATCATCGTACAGGATTTCGTGTTCCCACTCAGACTCTTCGGCACCGATTGGATACCACTCTTTCGATGCAACGATAATCCCATATCGGAGGATTGATGCATCAAAAATCAGGTCGCCGACTTGCACTACTCTTCATCTTTCTTGAAGAAGTCTTCGTACTCATTCATTTTTCCACCGGCCCAGCATGCTGCAGCGATCAAGCTCACGAAGAAAACGCCGGCGAGTGCTATTTTAACGACAGTTATTTCCATTAGAGAACCTTGGTGACTTTGCTAGCACGAAGTGTACGGATAGGTGAAGTTGGGTGATTGGGAAAGTAGACACGGACAAAGTAGTCTTTGTCAGGTCGGGGTGGGCGTTGTTGTCGGGATGAGAGAATGATGCCAAGATCTTCAATCCAGACGCCACGTCGGTGGTCGACTTTGAATGATGCAATGGGATCAATTCTTCGGTAGCTAATAAGGTCGCCAGTTTTCATATCTAAAATCTTTCTTTCTTAAAACGGGATGACGTCGTCGACGCCACCAATTGGTTCGAACACAAAGTCTTCACCAGCGAAGAGCCAGAGATCGTCTCGTCGGCCAAGAACTCGAACAGAAAGGCCGTTGTTGATGATGTCTTCTTTGCTAGCATCAGCGCTGTATCGAGTGCCACGTGGGATGGTAAAAGTTTCACCACGGTCGTTGATTGTGGTGACGATATCGCGAGTAATTTGAACGTATGTCATATCTAAAATCCTTCCACGCCGCATCGGGCGTAACACTCAAGCAGTGATTCGTACTCCACGAGCCAGGCTCGTCGGAGGATAAAGCCTCCGGGCTGGAGTGCGAGGGGCGTAATTTGGATGAACTTAGTCATATCTAAAATCTCTCTTTCTTATCCTACAGTACCAACAAGAACTGGAAGAACAACATAATCATCCGGATCAAGAGCAACAACACCTGCAGCCGGATCTGTTAGATTACAAGGAACAAAAAGTGCCTTACCACGAGCACCATCTGGTCCCCAAGCATTAGTAGCAACATCAGCATCAGTAACAACACGAAGTGCGCCCTCACCAATACGAGTAACACCACCAAAATCAACATCACGAACAATACGAATAATAGCCATTTCTTATATCTCCAGTTGTTGGGGTCCATCCCCGCCAACATTTAGATAATACCATAGTGGCACTAAAAATGCACGTGACAGTACTTTATATTGAAAGAAAAGTTTTAACGCGATGGTGTCAAAGGTAGAGATGAACCACTACTCCTGCTACTCGACCGCGGAATGACCCACTCGTTCGATGATTTCTGCTCGCACTCGCACTCACGTGAAGTTACAGCTCTCATTTGAGAGTCTGATCCGCTGCATGCTGCTTTGCACTCTTGGATTGTTGTCGCATCTACTCCACATGAGCTTACCCAAAAGCATGCCCATACTGTGAAGCAGATTACGACTACTGATTTTACTACTGCGCCGCTGATCGCGCGCAGGGCCTTGTCTTCTTCATCCATTACTGGCTCCGGAAAACGACAGAAACACTTAGTCTTCTATAGTGAGTGTTCCATTCGCGGTTTGTACTTTCGCTTCCCAACAGCCCAAATAGGGAGAAGTCTCGAGAAGCTCCTTAAGACTGACTTGAACCTCAGCAGTCAGAGTCGTGAATCCACGCTTGTGGTCATACTTCTCCGTGCTGTAATCAACCAGCTCTACATCATAGAAGTTATCAGTGATAGCTTCGGTAATGTACTCTGAAAACGTGTAGGATCCGCGCTCGTAGTCATCCA